AGGTATGGAAGAGCTTACTAAAAATATTATGCCAGAGTATAAGGCAAATAAAAAACAAAGCTTTATCTGGATGGTGTTCTGTGGTTCCGTGTTCACCAAAGTTTACATGGACAAGCTACGCAACAAGCCAGCTGCCCCGTTTATTCGGCCTGATGACGTAATCATTGATGCACTTGCAACGTCTCTTGATGATGCTGAACGTATTACCCATCGTTTCTATATCTCTGAACGTATCCTCGATGAATATATACAGAATGATATATGGCGTGATACTGAAATCGAAGCCAATGAAGTTGATCAGAATAAATCACTTAAGGCCAAGATCGATACTAAGACTCAAGGCAACCCTGTTAACGATGACATCATTAAAACATATGCATTTGATGAAACCATGTGCTATTTGGATCTTGATTCGTACAGTTCGATTGGTGGTCATTCAAGCGGTTTGAAGTGTCCTTACCTCGTTGTAAAGGATCATAACAGTGATGCGATCGTTGGTATTTACAGACACTGGGATCCAGACGATAAGCTTTATAAGCCAAAAGAATATCTGATTCAACACAAGTTCTTCCCAGGATTTAACGTTTATGGTCTTGGATTGTTCCACTTATGTCTCGGTTTGGCACGTGCTGAAACAGACCTATTGCAACAATTAATACTTGCCGCTAAGTATTCAAATAATGCTGCTCTCATGATGGCAACTGGATTGAAGAGTGAACGAAGCCAATTGGATATTAATCCGGGAAGCCTTGTTCAGTTCCAAACATTCGAAAAAACCATTGGGGATGCGATTCAACCATTTCCATTTAAAGAGCCATCTTCTATTTATCTCGATTTGATGAACATCTGTTCAAGTGCAATTCATGATCGTGCGATTACAAACCAGATGAAGCCGGACGATATCCCAAACAATGTGTCAACCACGACCATGATGGGTATTATGAGTTTGATGCAGATTCAAGAGAGCGCATTGCTCAATGATTTGTATGATTCATTCCGTAAAGAGTTCCAGCTTCTGTTTACAATATTTGGTGAGTGGCTTCCAGATACACATTATCCGTTCCTAGTTCCAGGCGGCGAACGTGTATTAATGAAGAAGGATTTCTCACCAAATATCGCAATCCGTCCAATTGTTGACCCGAATCAATCATCACAAACATTCCAGCTCGTTACCAATGAAGCTGTTATGGGGTTGGCAACGCAGAATCCTGAATTGTATAACATGCGTGCTGTACATGTTCGGATGCTTAAATCAATGAAGATTGACGATATTGATTCACTTATGGTGCCTGAAGAACCTGAGGATCCGCCGCCACTTGATCCAGTAACTGAGAATACGTATGTGACTTCTGGGCAACCGATTAAGGCATATAAGATCCAAGATCATGAAGCCCATTCAATTGTTCACCAAGATATGATTGTTCAATTGACGAATCAGCAAGAAGGTGGACAAGCTGATAACAGCGCATCCATTGCTGCTCTTCAAAGCCATATCCGGGAACATGCAAACTTTGCGTATGTCCTTGAAATGGAACATCGGATGAATAAAGAACTTCCAGACGATCCAACTGAGCTTTCACCAAAAGAGCAGAATAAGATCGCTAAAGAAGCGGCTGAGGTTATCATTAACCAACAGCAAGAACAGATGCAAAATCAACCACCGCCAATTGATCCGAATCAAGTGGTTATGGAAGAATTGCGTGTTGAACAGTTTAAGACAGAAGCAAAGATGCAAGAAGCACAGAATAAGCTTCAGATCGAGCAACAACGTCTTATGCAAGATGATCAACGGAATCAAGCTCAGTTTGGTTTGGATCAAGCTAAATTGGATATTGAACGCCAAAAACTTATGAACGATCAGCAGCATTTTGAGCTTGAGAAAATGAAGCTCGAGACACAATTGCAGATCGAACAAATGAAACTCCAAATGCAACAGCGAGAACAAGATATCAAGTTGCAATTAGGGGCTCAAGACATTGAAGCAGAGGACCGTAAAACGGCTTCGATGATTGAATCAAAAGCCTATGAAGCTACTTTGAGGCATGAAGATGCTTCGGATAAAGAAGTGGAATACGCCAAGATTCAAGCCGATCGGGAGAAAGCTACTCTCGATGCAGAAGTGAAATCATACAGTGCAACGCTGGATTTCAATAAAGAAGAGGTTAACCCGAATGGACAAGGATCCATTCAAACTTAAAGGATAAAAGACATGTCTTTACTCTATGGAGAAAACGAAGCGTTAGAACGCGTTCGCGGTCAAATGAAGCAACGCAATACTGGCGGAATTATGTATCCATCTGGCACGAATGGTCGTGGTAACCCAGGCGGAAGAGAAGCACACGCGAGTGGCGATTGTGTTGGTGGAAGCCAAGCAATGGCTGGTGTTGTTGAAAAGAATAAGCGCAATGCTATTCGTCAAACACGCAATGAAATGGGTCGTTCGGCACATGCTACTGGTGACAGCGTTCAAACTCGCCCTAGCAAGAACTATCCATCTGCGCCAAATCCCGCTTATTACAACAAAGAAAAAGCGGCAGATGAAGCAAGAGCGGCGGCAAGAAGAGAAAGTCTGAATAGAAAGCATCATGATGATGGTGACATGGTTGAGAGAAAAGCTGGTGGCAATCCATTCTACAGCATTAAAGAATTAAAGAATGAAATGAGTGGAAAAAAGTCTCACAAAGGACGTGAAGAACACAAGTTCGGATCTGGTATTGGAAGCGACTTCAAGAAGTTAGGCCATGACGTTAAAAAAGGCTGGGGCAAAGAAATAGGCCATCCATTCAAAGAAAATGTTACTGAGCCATCAAAAAGAGGCATGGCTAAAGCTGGTGAAGGTTTACGTCGTACAGCAAATGTTGCGGAACATGAAACTCGCAGAGGTGCTGCTGCAGCAAAGCGTGGAGCTGAGGCTGCTGGTCGTGCTGTCCGTAATGAATACAGAAAGCATGGAAGGGACTAATTATCATGGCAACAGACACTATTTGGGGATATAACGAATCGGCAGACCGTATTAGAAACGATACGATGCGTCCTTCACAACGTGTCGCACTTGATCATGATTTTTATACCAACAATTATGAAGCGGCACAACGCAAGAATAAGGAAGTCGAAGACAGTCGACGCGATGATCTTGGGTATAGTGCGGGTTATAAGTACGATGTTCCGAAAAAGCGTGGAGAGAATGCAAAAGCAGAGAATTTTGCTGTTCGTTCAAAGCACGCTATCGGTGGATCTGCAAAAGTCCGTCTCTATGCTGAAGGTCACAAATCTAAGTCTAAATAGCATTTCCTAAAACGTAATTAAGAACCACTCATGTAAAAATGGGTGGTTTTTTTATGCCATGTCTGAAAAATTTTGTGATTATTTCTTATTGATTTACACTTATTATACAACGCAACATGAGGACATATTATGTTACATATTTCACTACTTAATGCTCTAAAGGCCGATGTAAATCGACTGATTGAATCCCAAGATACAAAACTTCTCCATCGCTGCCGTGATGCTGATTTTGAACACGGACAACGTTCTTCTCTCATAAAAGTTCTTCATATTCTCGTGAGCAAAGAAGAATTCTTCAAAAATAATCCAGAGGCTGAATCAGTTCCGATGTACGGGTTCAAAGAAGAGCCATTGAATGTAAATCACTCACAAACTTACAAACTCGATGTATAAGGACGGAATATGAAAGATAAGTTTTTTTATGAATTTGACTCACATGAAGAAGGCCTTAAGAGCCCATTTGATTGGACAAAAGAGGAAATCAATGAACACGTATTATCGGTTCTTGGATGCGATAAAGATTTCCCTACAGGATATAACGTTCTTGTTAAATTGTGGATTCCACCCGAAGAAAATGAATATGGTGTTATGCTCACAGAGCATAGTCGTACGAAAGAAATGCTTACCTCGGTAACAGGTCAAGTCCTTCGTATGGGCAAAAGTGCTTTCAGAGATCGGGCTCGTTTCCCAACAGGTCCATTAATTACCTATGGCCAATGGGGTTTGTTCCGCGAACATACGCGCCAAGTTGTACAGCGGAATGGACATCGTATTGCGTATATTCATGATGATCGATTCGTCGCTGTTGTTGAAGATCCAGCATCACTCAAGACAGCCTTTGAACTTCAATTCGAACATGTGGACAATTAAATATGGTGAATGTGGTAATTCCAAGCCAACGATCTTCTGGAACAATTGATATGGGTACTGGAGATATGAATCTGACGATGGGTGATCAACAATCCCATACGTTGGAACATCTGGCTGATAATGTTGGTTTGACTGATAAAATGCATCAGATGAACCATGAGAGTCGTCAATATGATGAACAACTCAGAAGCGATCATTTGGATGATGGTAATGATGACCAAGGGCAATATGACGATAATCAAGAATATACTCAAGAGTATAGTAATGAGCAATCTGAAGAACGTCCCAAGCGTCGGAAGAAATCAAAGGACAAACGGTTCGATGATCTCACACGAAACTATCATCTAGAGCGTGAACAACGTGAAGAGTATGAGAACGAAGTAAAACGTTTGCGTGATGAAAATGCGCAGATAAAACTTCTCCGTGATGAACATGCCGCCATGGTTCTCAAGTTGGAACAGAAAGAGATTAACGAGAATCTCAAGAAAGTTTCAGACATTATGGTGCAGGCAAAAGATGAAGGTGATCATACAACCTATGTCAAAGCGAATCTTCTCTCGAATAAATTGACGATGAAGGAAGCTGAGAACGAGCGTGCATATGCGCAGATTCAAGAGCGCTACAGTCAATATGATCATGAGACAGTTCAAGACAATTCACAGGAACTTGCGATTCAAGAGATTGCAAAACGTGCTGATCCACGTGATCTCCGAAGCGAATACTTTGATCCATTCCTTAAAGAGCATCCATATGCTGATGCGCGTAATGGACGTGAATTTGATCCGGATTTGGCAGATGAGCTTTTCTCTCATAAGAAGAAGTTCGACAAATCATTGAAGTTGAGTCGTCAGGCGGACTATATCGGTACACCTGATTATTATAAAGAACTCAATGATGTTCTTGCTGATGAGATGCAAACCAATGTGTACAAACCGAAAAGAAAACAATCAGGAAGGAACGAACGCTATCAAGAGGAACCTTCCTTTGAAGATGATGGATATTATGACCCTCAGGAGGATCAAATGAGTAAATATGTTGTTAACGTCGACCCAAATAATCATGAATACTATATGAGAGATGATGGGGCGCCGAACTACATGACCTCCGATCCATCCAATAGCCGACTTCAATCATCACGTCCTGTGTATGAGCCTCTTGCACCCGGAGCAAGCCAATACAATAACCAACGTCAATATCATACGCCACGTGAATACCAAGGTGCGCCACGTCAACAAATGAGACGAACAAATCCAAATGTAAACCCAGCGTATCGTGGTGGTGGACAAGTTCAGAATCAAATGGGGCCATTGCCACGTCTTTCACAAGCAGAAGAAGTAATCGCACTCAAGTCACCAATGCGTGATATGCGTGGTCGTCTTCTCACTGAACGTGAAAAGATTGAGCAATATCAAATCGCGAAACGTGAACAACAATGGAATCAAGGGAGATAGTTATGGCTGGTAAAAAGAAATCAGTAACTTTACAAAAAGAACTTGTTGATATTGATGACCACATCAAGAATCAATTCGATGATCAAATTAAGAAGCAATTCGATAATTTCCTCTCTGAAGATGATTTTGATTCAGATGATTTTGATTCAAGTGATGAGATGTTGGAAGAGGAAACGCGACTTGGTGCATCTTCAATTCCAATTGGTGAATATGCTGAAAAGACACGCGGGATGCAACCACGTTCACGCATGCCGGTAACACGCGAATCTCAGACACGTAAGAAACAAGATCTTATGGATAAGTTTAATAACGAGTTCACCCAGGAATTTAAAGGGCGTCTCCATATCAAACAAGAAAACATTCCAAACGGATACTCAATATTCTGGGGTGCTAAGTCTGTTAAGGGTCACTCACGTCAGGACAAATTAACGAAATTGTATGAAGAAGGTTTCTTCCATGCAACGGCTGAAGATTTCCCAGAACGTGCTTATCGTGATTACAATGGTGAATTGGATGACTCAACTGACATTATTGATTGTGGAGCAAATACACTTCTTCTCCGCGATAATGATGTAAACCGTGCGCATTTAAATCACTTTGAGAAGATTAGTACGGATCACTTGCGAACTGTTGAGGAACACCAAGATAGACCAGATCCATTTGATAAAAGTCAGAATGATCGTTTCTTCCCAACAGCGCCACACCAAAATGGTATGACAAAGATGGATCATTATTAACACGGGCTTTTCATAAGCCGAATATAGTGAATTTTGTATGATTCGCCCTATAAAAAGACAGGTCACGTAAAAATGATCTGTTTTTTTTTGCATTTAGAAAATTTTGTGTATAATAAAAGTATCGTCAGGGTTAACTCCCAGATTGTCCGTATTGAAATTGAACCTTTAATACGCTTCTACCTTTAACGGTATGTACTAGTTCGAAAATTAAATATTTTTTGAAAACTTAACATAAGTTAAAGGTGAACTATGACAGCAACATTAAATCCTTTTGGCCTATCACTCTTCGACAGCATCGGTGGTAAGTTCAGAGGTCAATCAAACATATATCCCCTCGTAGTAACAAACGTAAGCCTTGGTATTTCTGATCCGGTTTCTCCTGCAGCAGCGGGTGGTACAATCGGTTCTGGTGTAGGTCCTGGTCTTGTAACCAACGGCGCAACGACTGCTGTAGCTCAAACAGCTGGTGTATTCCAAAGCGTGACGTATATCAATTCACAAGGTCAAACAGTTGTTGCCAATTACTGGCCAGCAAACCAAGCTGTTTATGCGGGTACTGTTCCTTATGTAAACGTAAACGATGATCCTTATGCTGAATTCACAATTCAATGTAATGCGCAATTGAATGCAAACGGACAATCATTTGTTCATAAGAACTATGACTTTGTACCTCCTGCAACAAACGTTCCAAATCAAGCATCTGGTATTTCAACAGTGTCTTTGAACGTTGCTTCATACAGCCAATCTTCTGCTCGTTCTCTCCGTATTACTGGTCTCGCGCCAAGCTCAACTATCAGTAACCAATGGTCAGATGCTTTCCCAATCGTGAAAGTTATTATCAATAATCATGCGTATCGTGCGCCACAAGCTGGTTTATAAGGAGCTAATCTATGACTTCCGTAATTACAATTGCTAACTTACCTAGCCTGCTCCTTCCAGGTGCACGTTCGATTATGTTGGACTACCCATACTACATGAATGAATGGAAACAAATATTTACCATTCTCCCATCAATTAAGCGTACTGAAATTGATATTGAAGCTGTTCCATTGAGTGGCGCTGGTACTTTCGCTGATGGTGCAAACATGCCATTAGGTACAATGCAACAATACTTACAAACAAGTTCAACCATGAAGAACTTTGGTATTGGTTTCGTTATCACAGCAAACTCAGTAGAAGACAACCTTTATCCTGATGAATTTCCAAAGGGTATGGTTGGTATTAAAGAGAACCTTAATATCGTTTCTGAATATGATGCGATTTCATTGTTCGATAATGCATTCACACCAAATGTGAACTTCAACCTTGCTGATGGTCAACCAATGTGTTCATTCGCGCATACAACAACTGTTGGTACGGTATCGAATACACTTGCTCCTGCACAATTTACAGAAACATCTGCTGAAGACTTGATCAAGTTGATTAACTACTTTAAGGACTCTGCTGGTTTGCCACGTAAGTTCGAAGGTCGTCACTATCTTGTTGGTATTGAAAACCAATTCGAAGCCGAGATCTTGACTGGTTCAGTATATCGCCCAAATGATGGTACAAACTCAATCAACCCATTGACATATGGTGAATATGTTCAAGGTGGATTCATTTTGAGCCACTACATGTCGAACCCAACAAACTTCTTTATGTTAACGAACTACAAGGAAGGCCTCGTGCACTACCTTCGTAAGAGTTTGCAAATCGAAATGACAACTGACCAATCAAACAGGAACTTATCTGTTTATGGTAACGAACGTTACGTTAATCGTTGCATTAACTTCCGCTCTGTTGCTGGTGTTCAAAGCTTCTAAGGAGTTTATCTATGACTAACTCATATTTCTCGACGATTCCGATAAGCTCGACATATCTACAGAATGGGTTTTCCTTTGATATCACTGGGGTGGAAACACCCCTTGGTAAAGGGATGTACATTCCTCCGATCGTTAACTTTGAAGTTGTACCTGCTGCATTATCAACTACTTATGTTTGTGCTGCTCAAGCAGTGACAGCAAACGTTCCAATGACATTGAATGCAACAAACTTAACATCTGTTAATGGTGTGAATAATGTCTTGTTCGATTGTGCACGTGGGATCAAAATTGATATAACAACCGCAATTGGCTCTAATGCTTTATTCACTGTGACTGGTACGAATATTAACGGTACAAATGTTCAAACAGTCGTTACTGTCACTGCAGGACAAACTCTTGGTTACTCTACATATACATTCTCTCGAATATCAAGTATTGTGGCTAACCAGAATATTCCCAATGTTCTAATAGGGAATTCTTCTGTTATTGGTCTTCCTTTTTATCTGAACAATCTATCGGCACTTGTTTCTTATTTCTTCGGTACAGGTAATGCTGGAGATGAGGCGGCATTCGTTACAAATCCATTCCTCGCAGCAGGAACATTAGTTGCAGGGAATCCATGGAGAGATAGTGGAGCAGTTAGCTTGACAACTATTGATCCTAATGGATATGTAAATCTCTTCGTAGCAACAGATGGAGTTAAGAGACTCAAGCTTTCATATTATGCGTACGGTGCGGATGCAAGTTTGAATGCATTGATTGCTAATGAAGTAAGTGGTAATTTCCCATTTGCTTTGCCTGTGACAACGCCTTCATTTACAGCACTCCCCCTATCACAATCAGGTGTGAAGACTGCAAAGATTAATCGTAATACTAGTAATACAGCCTATGTATACCCAACTTTATTAGCACAAGATCTTATTGGACCTTCATATCCAAATGATTCTGTATTCATTGCTGGTTATGCAGCTGCTAAAGCTTTGTAAGGATTATTGGGATGACACAACCTATCGTAATTAATTTCCCTCCTCTCACTATCGGAGCAATCGTTACTGAAAGCGCTACGGTCATCCCAGCTGGTTCTCCATTTCCCTTAAATGGAGGTTCTGCAACCGATATTTTTACTGGTGAAACACAATATTTTTATAAGTTAGATCCTGGCGTAGCAATAAAGCCTTATTTATATAGTCTTGCTGGAGATGATTGGAGTGCTGCAGAGATCACGATTTCTGGATATGACAACTACAATCAATTCGTCGAAATAACTGTAAATGGTCCTGGCCCTAGAGAAGATATTGTTGTTCCTGAATATTTCCATGAAATCATCCAGATAATAGCAGATGTCGATATTAATAACTTATCAATTGGTCTCAGCGCAAATGGACTGATTGATGTTCAAACCGATTATTATAATAGATCAGGCCAATATTCTCTGCAGATTACTGATTTTGATGATGTGACACGACCACAGTTAACGTTGAACTATTCATCGTATAAACCAACTGTATTTGAAAATGGTGAGTATATTTATCATGAAGGTTTTGACGGAAGTTTTGAGCAAATTCCATTGTTAAATGACAATGTTATTGTATCTCCATCAACAATAACAACGTATCCAATAGGGAATATAGTTATGGTCTCTTTGTCGGACATGGCGATATCAGCTTTTAGAATATATGTTGATTTTGATGTCGATCCTATTCTTGAAGGTTATGGTAATTTCCGATTCACTTTCCTACAACAAGGAGCGCATAGCTAATGACTTCTCCTATTACAGTCCATTTCCCAGAAATATCCTTAATTTCACAAGATGTGAATGTTGTTATTCCTGCTGGTCAGCCCATCCCACTTATTGGTGGCATGTCTACAAACGTATTTAGCGGCCAAAACTCTACATTTTACAATTTCCCATCCGGTGTATCATCAGCTCTTATTCTTGCTAATGAAACGGTTACAGATTACAGCGGTGCCACGTTCACAGTTACTGGTGTAGATAATTACAATAAAGATGTCTCTATAACTGTTGCTGGGCCTACTGCGTCTGGAACCCGAAATATTGCTAATGCTTTTCATAAAATAACCAATTTCACATGTTCAATTGATATCAATGCATCCTTTGTTCTCCTCTACTCAAATGGCAATGGTTATGTTGATTTCACGGTTGATTACTATAACAGTATGGGTCAATGCACACTCCAATATACGGATATGAACGCTAATGGAAGTAGTGCGGTAACAAACTATACCCAAAACTATACAATGACGCCGCCAATGTTATTCCAGAACGGCCAATATATTAATAATCCATTCTTTTATACAGACCTATTCCAGATTCCTTTAACGAATACAAATATTATATTGTCACCTACGACCGATACAACATTTCCTCTCGTTGATAATACAATTATTTCTATGAGGAACATCCCGGTTGTTGCGTTCAGAACCGTCATATCCTATTCCGATCCAACAGATGTTGGATTTGGTGCAATCACTGTAACTCTTCTACAACAAGGAGCTCGATATTAATGCAAGGTAGCCGCGCACAAAAAGAAATGAAACGTAATCCCGACGGTGGAATGCACACAGCAGTTATGCCACGCGATATGTATGCCAAAGGTGGCTCAAGCGTTTATTCAAAAGCTGGATTTCATGATGACTGGGATCAAAAAAGAATGCCTGGTCGTAAGGATCGTCAATACGCTGAGGGTGGTGATGTTAGCTCAGCGGATGCGCAAAAAGCAAGAAAAGCCTCTATGGATGCGTGGAAAGCAAAAACTGCTGAACGAAGGAGTCATAACGTTCCTGTTCCAAATGGATACAATCCCATGATGAACAGAGGTAAATAATGGCAACTTCACTTCAGTATAATTTTCAGTATACCGACGCCGATCTCATCATTCGTGATGCGTTCGAACGCTGTGGTATTATGAATTGGGCTGAAGATGGATTGAAATACCAAGCAGCTCGACGCTCATTGAACTTCCTATTTTCACATTGGATTAACCGTGGATTGAATTTATTCACCGTTGAACAAAGTGTGATTCAAGTCGTTGCGAATCAAGCTGTTTATAACTTACCTGAAAATACATCCAAGATCTTGGAAGCAAAGATGGCAAATGCCAATCGGATTCTCGGCGGGGCTGCGTCCTCTAGTGCCGGCGGGAATGCGGGCGCTCCATTTACAACGACGGTTACTGGTTCCTGTCAACAGACAGCACCAAACGGCAATATATCGTATTTGTATCCGAGCGCCCAACCTATTCTCCTTGTTGGTGTGATGTCACAAACCACACAATTCTACCAACTTGTGATTGAATGTTCATTCCTTGTCAGCCCAACAGATGATGATTGGATCACTCTCCTTGAAACTCCCAAGATAGAGTATTTCTTTAATCAAACTAATTGGTTTTACTTGCCCTTTACTAAGACAGCTGTGCACTGGCGAATTCGAGAAACCGGTGGCGCAACTCTTGATATTGCTCAGATCTATTTCGGCATCCCTTATATTAGTCAGCCAATGAATGCGCAAGGACGGGATATCTACTTCCAATTCCCGAGCAATTCTCAGGTTGGTATTCCAACAACCTATTGGTTGAATCGTGTTCAGATGCCAACACTTAATCTATGGCCTGTTCCGACAAATGATTACCAATTCATATTTTATAACCGTGTTCGCTACATACAAGATGTCGGTGATTTCTTCAACTCAGTGAATGTTGTTGGCCGTTTCCTTGAAGCTGCTGCTTCGGGTCTCGCGGCAAAACTTGCTGAGAAATATAAGCCAGAACTTGTGCAAACATTGATCATGAGCGCTGAAACGGCGTATGTCCAAGCGGCTAAAGAAGATACTGAGAATGTCGATATCCAAATTGGGTTTGGGATGGGTCTCCTATGAGCATACGCTATAAAAGCCGGATCCCTATTGTTGACATGAATGACCCACAAAGTTGGGCAAAAGATGATATCACCGGTCTTCCAGTCATGCATACCGATATGGTTAAGCAGATGGAATACATTGGTGGCAAACTCGCATGGCGTGGATTCATGGTGCATTACAAAGATGCCGATGAGCCAAATCCTCAATTGATCCCGCCCCGATTAAAACCTGATCCACTCCCAATCAAGAACCCACGTTACTTGATCCGCCCAAATGTGCCAACTGTTCCGTCCAACCTTATTGTGACCAACGTAACAGACACAACAATCACATTTGGATGGGGAGTTGTTCAAGCTGCTACTGACTATGTCGCCGCATGGACATCAACATTTACGGCTAATCAACAGCCGGGAATTACAGACAACTTTTTTACAATTACTAATCTGGCACCGAAGACCACTTATTCATTGTTTGTCGCCTCGTTTGAAGACAACCAAGGGCAAAGTGCATTTTCTGATCCAATAGCAGCAACAACACTTTAGGAGACTATTATGGCTTTTGATTCCTCAACCTCACCACTCTTAACAACAACATCCGTTTCTGGAGATCCTTCTTTAGGCTTAGAAGCCAGTGAGAATTTAATTGCACAAGCTCAGTATGGTTTGCAAGTACTTGATGGCGGTGCAGGCGGTCAATTCGAAGTTAGGTCAGCAGGTAACTTGCTCAGCCTCGCTCAATTGAACACAGCAGGTCTTATTGCGATTGCTGTCCCTGGTGTTCCCTCATCAATGGTAAGTGTTATCTTGCAAGGTAATAACTCAATAGCAGTTGATGATTCAGATGTTCCAGGCGGTATTGTTAACGTTTCTGTTGTTCCAAGCACAACACTTCAATTCCATCAAACACAAGTAAATGGTGTTGATATTGGCACACCTTATGACACAGTTAACTTTGTAAACAGTTCAACGGCTTCGTTTGTTGGATCTGATGGCGGAACAAAAGCCAATGTGACCGTAAACGTTGAGGGTGAATTTGCTCCTGTTGATGGTCCATTTGTCATAACTCAAGCGGATGCCGATCTCACAGGCGCGACAAACCTTGGCATACTCGCAACAGGTCTTGTGTATTCAACGTCTGCAGGTTCTGTTTCAACTCTGTCAACAACAACAGCGCCAACAATGTCAGGTGCAAATATTACTGCTGGTACAATCCCAGTTGCTTCTGTCGTTGGAACAGCCGTTAACCTATCAAGTGTTCAAACGATTAGTGGTGCCAAGACATTTACAAGCAATATTACTGCTGCATCATTGTCAGTTGTTTCTGGAACAATTGATATGAACGCTCATAAGATTGTGGATTTGCTTGATCCTACAGCAGCTCAAGACGCAGCAACAAAAGCATATGTAGATGCACAAATTAGTGGACCTAACTTACCAGTAGCAATGTCTGGATTTACACCGTCAGATTCTTCTGTAGACATGGTGACAATTGCTGTTCCTGCTTCGACAACAATTACGATTAGTGGTCAATTCGCATCAAGAGGAGCGGGTACGCCTTTGGCATCCGGTGGTTGGTTCTTTGCTACGGCTGAGAATACTGGATCGGTTGTTCTCCTCGATACTCCATTAATTATAAGCGGTATATCGAGCTATGGAGATCAGGCTCTTGATATTGTTGCCAGTGGTACGGATTTAATTATTCAAATAACAGGTTCTACAATTCATACAGGACCTATTTCTTGGACAGGATTTTATACCACAACATTGCAATCTTAAAAAATCCTTAATGGATAGCGTTATTAATTATAACGTTTAACTTAACCCAAAATAGAAAGTGAAACATTATGTCTACTTTTTTAAATACCCAAACGTTTGAAGCAATCGTTGCGGACGCGTTCAACTTATCAGTAGCTCCAGCAGCAGGTTATGTACTTACATCAGACGTTTCTGGTAATGGTTCATGGGCACCTGTTGCTTTCAACCCAGCAGTAACTGTTCAAACAACAGATGATACCCCTACTGCTCTTTTGACTGTAACAGTTGGAGCAAGCAGTGTTGTTACATTGACTGGTATGTTGGCTGCTGCTGACTCAGCTTATACAGCTGCTGTTGGTGGTACCTTTACAATAACTGCACGTCGTGCAGGTGCAGGTGCTTCAGCTCTTACTAATCCTGTTGTTATTGTTTCATCTGAATCAGCGGCTACATTTGACGCAATATTGAGTGGTAACGATCTTATCGTGCAAGTAACAGGTGTTGCGGCTACGACTATTAACTGGCGTGCTGAATACAACACTGTTGTATATTCATAGATATTAATAATTGGGAATCATTTAATTTGAAAAAATTGTTATGGTTCCCTATCAATCAATAGGATTTTCGAATTATGGCAAATTTTAAAAATAATCAAATATTTAATGATGATCTTGATGTTGATGGAGCTATTAACAATAATCAGACACTTGCTGTTGTAAGCGGTTCTGTATCAGGTGATGTCTCATGGAATATGCCTTTTCAAGGCGACACATATAAGAAAGTTGTGATCTGGTGCAATGCACTTAATGGGGTAGCAACTGTTACATTCCCTGTGGCATTCCAACATATTCCGGCAAATCTTATTACATCTTATGGACTTGACACAATCAATGTTGTTTCAACAACAGACACGGTCATTACAGGCGCAACAAGCACCGGATTCATCATTATCGAAGGCTTTTAAACATACGTATATCCACTGTATGAAATAGTAATTTTTTGAAAGGAAGGGAATTATGTCACGAATTTTCCCAAATCAGACACAGTCAACATATCTTGAAAATGGCTTATCATGGGATATTACAGGATATAAGACTCCTACTGGAAAAGGTGTTTATGGACAACACATCTATTCATACAACGTTGTCCCATGGGAAATTGATATCGATCTTATTGCTGGGAATGCTAGCGGCGGTACTGGAACACAAGTTCCATATCAGACCACTGTAATATTGCCCGATCAAGCAACCCAAACGCCAACAATTGTTTATGCACTTAATCTTAGAACTAATAATAGAGCAATTATTGGTGACAATAATTCTTATGTTGTTCTTGATTGTCTTCGTGTCCCACTAATACATTTTACTGCGGCTTCTACAGCAACCGATGCTTATATCATTGGTGTCGATAATAATTTTAAAGTTGTAATTGATAAGATATCAATCGCAGCAGGCACGACCGCAGATACATATTTCACAAAATCATTCCTGATGGTAAAAGAAATTTATTTTACGGCAAATCCTGGAGTACAAGTATCTGTCGGTTTTGGTAATAAGTTTGGACTCCCTCACTTTGTTCCAAAGGTAAACTATATTCAATCATTGACATGGAATGGTGCAGCTTTAGCGACAAACACATTCACTCCTGGTTTTATCTGGCGTCAAACAAGTACGGATCCATTGAATCCAGCATATGGCCCAACGGTATCAACCGGAGATGCTCATGGCATTATCAATTTAAGTGCGCAAGGAAGTCTTCCTAACCGCGCTCGAATGTTATCGGTGAACTATTACATATATGGAACAGATAATGAACTCAGTGCGGCTGTTTCAAATGCTGCTGATTTCGAAAACCCTTTTTACGGAACATCAGCTGCCTTGCAAGTAGATCTACAATCAAATGAAAGTCTAACTTTATATGCGGCTCCTTATCTTGTCGAACAGGATATGACGGGCGCTCAATATCCGGCAGACAATGTATTTATGGATCAATACCGTGCAGCATTAGCACAATAAGAGGATATTATGGCAACTCTTGAGAACACATACTTTACTGAATTATCACTTCCTGGTGCCGGCGCATCAGGGGTTCAATATTTTGCGCTCTCAAATCCAGTGCAACCTCTTGGATCGGTGTTTGCAGTTAAATCAATGACCATTCAATCAGATGTTGGTATCGGTGGCGGTGGTTCTGGATTTAATTACATTCTTTATACGTCAGATGATAATGCGGGATTAAATCAGCATCCAATCTCTTGTAATGCCAACTCAGCTGTTCCATCAACTGATGTGATTGATGTGTTTGAAGGTTCTTCTGTTTATCTTACAAAGCCATACATGGGTATTAATATTGATATGCCAGGGGCTGGAACTGTTCGTATAGTTATTGTGTATGCGCTTGTTCCATCTTCGAATGCATTGTTTACAACATTTAAGAATTTAGCCGCTGGACCATCAACAGGAACATCAATTCCTATTTCTTCTGATCTAGTAAATACACTTCTTTTTACGAGTAGTAGTGTTACGAATTCAGAAGGAGATGCGACATACACGGTGCGATTCTTATATCGTCCTAATTTGCAAGCTGATTTTCCGATTAGCGATACAATTACACTCTTGCCATATGAACAATTTATCTTTGAAAACCCACTTTATTTCCAACCAACGTCTGCTACAAACTCACTTGTTATCACATCAACTGGTACGGGCGCGGGTCTAACACGTTTCACATCCTATATTTCTTATACATAGAAAGAATGAATAATGGCAAATGTGAATACTTATACTGGGTTAAAAACAGCGATTCAAGAATGGGCGAATCGTACTGATACCGTATTTATTAACAATATCCCATTGTTTATCTCACTTGCAGAGCAGCAATTCTTTATCGATTGTTCCACGCTTGGTAATGAAACCTACATCACAGGCACATTTAATGCCAACAGTGGGATTGTGAATAAGCCTGCTTTGTGGGGAAGAACTCTCACATTCTCGTATCTTGATGCCACAAATAGTATTCAGGTTTTGCAAAGATCATCCTATGAAATGATCCGTTCTTATATTCCGAAGCAAGCAAGCAATCCAATTGCGAACCTGCCTCAATATTACACGGATTATGGATTTAATTATTTTCTCATATCACCAACACCAATTGATGCCTACAACTATGAGATTTGTTATTTCCAGAAGATCCAACCATTGAGTCTCTCAAATGAGACCAGCTGGATTACTGAAAATGCCTATGATGCTTTGTTTTGGTCATCAATGGATAAAGCAATGCGCTTCATTGACAACATGACTGATGCTGAAATGTTTAAAGGTATGTATCAAGAACGTGTCGCCGCAATTAATGCATACAATGATAACCGTCTGGTTGATCGAACAGCCAATATTACTGGAGGACTAAATGCCGTTTAATGGTTTTGTCGATGAATTTAGCAATGCCCCGGTTCAACCCGCATTCTCATCTTATCTTGAACTTAATCTTGTAGCCGATGTTGTTTTGGAATGGCCGTTTCAGAATCCGAATACTCTCTATCCATTTTCGCAAACCGTGCAAATTACTGTGTCTAGTGCTCCCGATCATCGGATATTTTTACCAGATGCAACGGTGACATCTGTTGGTCAGACAGTTTGTTTCATAAACTCAAGCGCTGTAGAGGTTCTCGTGGTCGATGCTGGGAACAACATCAAAGCGACTATGCTCACAACACAAGATTATTATCTTACACTTACAGATAATAGCAGTGTCAACGGCACATGGGTAAGTATCCAATTAGGAGCAACAACTTCCTCTGCGACAGCTGCGGATTTGATTGATACATCGACTGACAGCAATGGCCATCAAAACAATGGTGGATTGTCGGCATTCATAAACCACATCAAGATGAATCAACGTATTAATACTTTCAGTGGATCAAATTATACTCAAGCAAGTGGCGATCGTGGATCGCTTTTGGTGTGGACAGGTGGTAATGGAACCTATAACTGTCTTTCCGCCGCAGCACTTGGAAACGGGTATAACTTCTCGATTCATAATGCGTCAACAGTAAGTGGTATTATCACAGTTACACCAAATGGTGCGGATACAATTGACGGTGGTCCAACATTCCAGATCAAGTCAAATGAATCGGCTACATTTATCAGCAATGGAACTTCTGGATTTTACACACTTGGATTTGGGCAACAATTTACCAATGTCGTAACAGAAGCTGATGTGCCTTTGAGCGGCGCTGTTGCGGATGTTGTGACAATTACCCAAGAACAAGCAAAGAACTTGATCCTCAATTTTACGGGGAGTTCTGGTGCACCATTCTACCCAGATATCACAATCGCTCTGCCAGCTAACTTGGTGAATCAATATTATTTACAAAACTCATCGACAACAAATGATGTCCTTGTGCAAGTTGGTTCAGGAGCAACGGCCTTCTTTTCTCGGATTCCAAAGAATGGCGACCGTATAATCGGATATACGGATCTCAGTAATTTCTATAACATCCCAAACGTATTTGATGTGGACAGCCTGTTTTTCGCAGATGGTTCGGCTGCAGATCCATCAATCAGCTTTGCAAATGATGTAACAACGGGTGCATATCGGGATACAGTTGCAGGCGTTAATTTGGGTGCCTTTTCAATTACTCAAGGTGGTGTTGCTGTTGCATTCTTTAAGACAGGAAGAACAGAGATCGCCTCGCCAATCTTTATCCCTTCTGATGGCAATGGATACAGCTTCACGGCATCAACAACATCAGGTGTTATCTACAATACAGGAACAACAAGTGTTGTTTTGAAAGCAAATGGTGTCTCTGCTGTTTCAGTGAATAATGCGAATGTGACATTTACAGTACCTATTATAGGAACCGCTGCGACATTTTCAGGGGTTGTTTCGGCTCTTACAGTTACGGCAACTAATGTTAATGCAACGAATGTTGATGTTACGACTGGTTCATATGAACAAGATGGGATCAATATTTATTCGATAATGAGGGCATATGGGTAGGCAATTATACATTGATGTTTCTCCTCAACCGGGTATTCAACGCGACGGAACTGCCTTTGACTCATTAATGTGTACAGATGGCTCATGGGTTCGGTTTTATAAGATGCGTGCGAAGAAAATGGGGGGTTATCAAATCCTCCACTTTGGAACACAGGAGATCGTCCGGGATTTATTTAGCTATGATTTTACAAGTTCAGTTCTTGTTTACATGGGTAGAGCAAGTTCGCTCAATTATATCCAAGTATCTCCGGATGGGACAACGTCATCTCCTGTTGATCGTACCCCTGCAGGATTCATTGTAGATCCAGAAAACACATGGGTCTTTTCAACAGTAAATGTGGATAATATATTCATTCTTGCAACAGCGGCCCCAAATAATATCGATATTGCAAATGAAGTCCCAGGTCGGGTCTATTTTGGACTGATTGATGATGCAGCTCCATTACAACCACTTATTAATGGGTTGAATCCGATTGAGACAACAGGCGGTGTATTTGTTCTATTATCCTTCATCATTGTCTATGGATCCAATGGGCGGATATTCTGGAATGATGGCCTTTCGTTCTTTAATTGGCCGGCTGATAACCAAACCACAATTGGAACATCTAAGATTGTCTATGCTGCGCCAGTTCGTGCCGGAGATACGGCTTCGGGTTTGCTTTGGTCGCTCGATTCAGTAATCAAATTAACGTATGTGACAGATCAGAATTTCTTGGCAAGCTACATCTCAACAACAAGTACAATTCTTTCCGCAAATTGTGTTGTTAACTATGAGCCGTTCTTCTTCTGGATTGGTAATGACAGCTTCTATATTTATAACGGTACGGTTTCTGAGCTCCCAAATACGACGAACAAAGACTGGTTCTTCAAGAATTTGAACGAACCTTATAAAGAGAAAGTATGGGGATTCGTAAATCGTCAATTTGGCGAGATCTGTTGGTTATTCCCATATGGTGACTCGACCGAAAATAACCATATGATTGTCTATAACATTCAAGACCAAACATGGTTTGACACGGATCAAATCGATCGTTGTTCGGCCGTGGCATCAAGTTCACAATTTCAATATCCGATTATGTCGAGCTCAACTCCCGAACCTTATGGAAGTAGCTTCCTTTATCCATTATGGATGCATGAACGTGGTGTGAATAAGGTGGCCTTTGGGAACACAACCCCGATTACGTCAACATTCACAACAAACATTAACAACATGTGGATGGAAGACCCTCAGAGCCAAGTCTGTTCGGTGGATATGATTGCTCCAGATGTGGAGCAAGTAGGTACGATGATTATGCAAGTAATCACACGTGGTTACCCGAATTCAACACCGACCTATTCCGATGATTTTACATTTGATCCAGATACTGAGTTCAAGACGGTTCGTGTCAAAGGATCATTCTTTGCTTTCAAGTTTATCTCAAATGTAATTGATGGTGATTACTTGTTTGGTAAGACAATGGCTCGCATCAATGTAACCGATGATCAACGACCAGGGCCTACATCATGACAACAATTACCGTTCCAGAATACATCACATTTTATAACTGGGCATGCGATTTAAATCGGAGTATTCCCAGACTTGAAATACCAACTGTTCTCGATGAGGAAAAGTGGCGTGAATGGGCGTCATCGCTTATCATGGTTAATAATCTAACTAATATTGCAACACCGGACAAACATTCTTTCCCAAACAAATCTGATTGGAAAAAGTGGGCATATACATTCATTCAAGGCATCACATAATAGGAGAACATTATGAAAAAAGAACAACACATGGTCTTGGCACATTTTAGCCCAAGAGAACTCGAAGTCCTTGACGAAATCCAAGGCGGCCGTACGAATGTTAAAGGATCGAAAGTACGTCACTATGCTAAGCTTGATGACATCATTCGAGGCGAAGAACCTTACATTAAGAAACAATATGAAGAACATGCTAAAGGCGGTCGTATTGGTGATCTCCTAAAAGAATCAGATGTTTTGCGCACAAAAGGACGAAATGGTGATACGGAAGTTGCTTTCTTAGCGCCTAACACACGCCGTGTTTTGGATCATCTTTTGAATGGCGGATCGGTTAATCCTCATACAAATATGCCTGAATATTATGGATTCAATCAATTTATGCATGGTGTTGGTCGCAATATAAGCCATGGTGTTCGCGGATTAACACGTGTTGGCAAAAGTGCTGTACGTGGTGTTGGCAATGCTTTTGGCATGGGCGGTGACGGAAGTAGTGGTGGTGGAGCATTATCATCAATGATTCCAGGCGCTATTGCTGGCGGTCTCATGGGTGGTCCTGCTGGGGCAATGGCTGGTGCTGCTGAAGGGTTCATAAGCAATCGTATGCAACCTCAACAAGCTCAACCACAACAACAGCAACCTAATATGATGCAAGGTATGGAAAAGTACGGCAAGAAAATGCAAAGAAGAATGAACCGGTATGGCGAATCTTTGCAAAATAAAGGAAATGACATGATGAACCAAGCTCAGAACTATGGTCAAAATGCCGTAAACCAAGCCCAAAATTATGGTCAAAATGCTTTGAATCAAGCTCAGAACTATGGTCAAAACAGAATGGATCAAGCCCAAAGCTATGGCAGAGACCTTTATAACCAAGGACAAAATGCATATGGACAGGCTCAGAATCAAGCTCAGAATACATATAACCAAGCTCAAAATTATGGACAAGGTTTGGCTAATCAAGCACAAGGTTATGGTAATCAAGCACGCGATTATGGCCAAAATATGATGAATCAAGCACAAACGTATGGTCAAAACGGTATGAATCAAGCGCAAGGCATGTACAATCAAGCTCAAAATTATGGGCAAGATATGATGAACCAAGCTCAAAATTATGGCCAAAATACATACAATCCATACGGTGGATATTAATTAATAAAGGACTCGAATTATGGATAAAGACCGCTTCTTAAGTTCCTACATGCAAGATTTCCAAGAGGATGAAAATCCAACACTTATTCCTGTGCACGTTTCAAGGGAAGAAATCGAATACTTTAACTATATGCAAGGTGGCCAATCGGTTGATCCTGAGACGGGACTTCGTGAATATAGTAAGTTAAGTGAAGTATTGCGAAATCCAGAGGTTCGAGACCTATTTATCGATTTATCTCAGATGGAGAAGGAAGGGATTCCTCTCCCGGATGAACTTATAGAATTTACCAATGAAGAAGATCCTCTGAACCAAGGATCTCTTTTCGAGCCAATTCCTTCCGATGATGATCCCGCGCTACAACAGATGGAACAAGCGGGCATGCAAGATCACCCGCAAGATAGTTTCATTGTCATGATGCCACAAGATGTCTCTGAGTTTCTGGATGAACTTCATGGCCAAGAGGATCGAGATCCTCAATATGGACTCCCTGAATATGGGTTCTTTAGTAAAGCATTCAAATCAATCGGGAACGTTTTCAGTGGAAATGCATTAAAGAGTGTTGTCCGTGTTGGTGCCACAGTTGCAGGTGCATATCTTGGTGGTCCATTAGGCGCTGCTGCAGGCAATATGTTAGGTCGAGCAGTAACTGGACAGAAACCTGGCATGGATATGCTTATAGCAGGAGCCAAGAATGGTCTTTATGCTTATGGTGCTGGGTCTGCTATGAATGGTCTTGGAATGAGTGCTGGTGCGCTTGGTGCAAATGCTGGAACTGGATCAGCTCTTGGGATTGGCTCAAGTACTGCTTCAGAAGTAGCTCCTGTTGCCCAGAACAGTACAAATTTGGCCGGTCGATTTGGCCTTGCTTCAAAGACAGGGCTGGGTGCGGGAGTTAACTCTAATCCAGGGATTCTTGGATCGTCAGGTGGATTCCTTGGTCTCGGTGAAACCGCCTCAAAGTATCTTCTCCCAGGTGCAATGCTTGCTGGTGGTGCAATGCTCGCACAACGTGGCCAAAAAGATGAGATGAAGGACTACAACAAGCTCCGTGATGAACAAAACCAGAAGATGCGTGCAAATCTTGGTTCGCTCAATGATCCATTGGAAGAGAAAGTATATTATCCCCGTCCATTTGTGAATACTTCAGGTGGTGTTCCGACGATGTACAAGAAGGGTGGACAGATCCAAGCTTATAAAAAAGGTGGAAAGATTCAGAGCGAATCCTATCAAGGAGATGCTAAAGGTCAAGATGATACCTTGAAAAAAACCCGTAAAGAGGGTGATTGGATTTGGACAGCAACTGATGTTGGACATCTTGGCGATGGTAATACAAAAGCTGGTTTTAAAGAGATCCGTAAGTTTGAGAATAAGATCAAAAAGAACATGCTTCATCCGGATATTCTGAAGAATCCAGGTCTTGCTCATGGTGGAACGCCACGTAAAGTTCCGTGTGCTTTATCTGATGGTGAGCATAGTACAGATCTTCATTTGGTGAGTGCATTGGGTGAGGGTTCAAATGAAAAAGGATCTAAGATCTTGCGTGATATTCGTAAAGAATTACGTCATCATAAGATATCAAATGGACTTGGGCTGCCTCCAAAAGCGCATGGACTTGATGTGTATTACAAAAAAGTTGTGAATAAGGGGAATTAATTATGCCTAAAACACGTCCATTAACAGGGAATGACGTTCTTAACAATCCTGCATTGTTAAATAGAATTGGTGCAGAATTCGCTCCGAGGAAACAAAGGGATGAGAGGGCCGGTCTTGTTGCAATTGGTAATAATCCGATTAAAGGAACCCCATACGCATCAGCTTTCTCTTCATCTGAACTAAATGTCCCAACAACACGTGATAAGACACAGGAGCAATTGCGTGAAGAATTGATGTCTAGAGCACGTTCTCCAAGAGAGAATTATATTACACATAATGGGAACATAACTGAATTAAAGAAACTTGCAACAGATCTAGGGATTCCTTTAGAGGAAGATCTTTCTAATCCTGTACACGTACCAAGGAAGATGACTCCAGAAGAACAGGACAAGGCCAATAGAGAGAGTGCTGAATATCTTGCGGCAGAAGAAGTAGAGAAGGAACGTCAGAGGGCTGAGAAAGAACGTATTGCTCTTGAAACAAAGCTTGCTAAGGAAGAAGAGAGAAACGCGGCATTAGCGCATGACCTTTCTATAAATCCACCAAGAACTGAACAAGAAGCAAAAGCTCGAAAAGAAAACGTTTTTACATCTCAACAGAGATTGCAAGAATTGATGGAGCGTCGTGATCTTGTTAGAGAAAGAGAAAATGAACGATTAGAAGCACAATCTCAGGCACGAGAACGAAATAAAGCAAGCGCGGCAGAACAGTTAAAACGTCTCCAAGCTCAAGAAAATCAACCTCTTGAGGAAATTGACAAAACGGTTAAGGCTGTTGAAGATGCAAACGTTGTTGAAATTTCTGGTGCCCCTCGATATGCACAAGAAGCGCATAAAGCAAAAGTATTGGCGGCTCTTCGTAATTTTAAACAACCTTATGAGCAATATCTTGGGCAAAACTTTGCCGATGAAACACCTGAACAGCTGACGTCTCAAATCAGAGTGCATGAGCTTGATCCATCTCAAGGTGAGACATTGAGGGAATATAATGAACTGAAATCACGTCTTGAAAATATTCCAAGTAACCCTGCCATGAATGCTACTCAGCCTTATCTCAAACGGGATCGATCACTTCTTGAGGCGCATCGTGGCCTTGTGGGCGCTGAAGAAGATGAGATGGAGAAGATCTATCGGCAACGTGCAATGGAACATCTTGAAGAAGATATATTGCCTAAGATCCGAGATAAGTATGCGATCCCTGGTGTTCGTCATCATGGTCACATGGCACGTGATGAAGATCGTGCAATTCGTAATTATAGCCGTGAACTTAACAACTCACTCAATGATATGCGTTTAAAGAACAAGCAGATTACGATACCAGCAACTCTTGCACATCAAGGAAACCAACTCAAAGAAGCGCAACTTGCTCAAACAGCGGGTGTATCGGATGCTCAACATGAAATGGACGCAACAAAGACATTGAAATCACTTCAAGATAGTCATTATGCCCATAAAGATAAGTTTGCTGCAACATTAGGCCGTCTTGGCGATGTTAAACAACAAAAGAATCAGGCAATTCTTGATTTAGAAAAAGAAGAATTTTATAAACGTCACGGATATAACGATGCAAAACTTGGTGTTCTTTCAAATATTTTGGCAGCACATCCTGTTACAACCGCCACATCATCGACAGGAACATTGCCTGGTAAAGTCTGGAAAAGTCCTGAAAGTACGGCTGGTCAGATGATGGCCGCACAAGGCGCTAACTTCATGCCGAAAGAATCCCCATTCAAAAAAGGTGGACGTGTTAAGAAAGCGATTGGTGGAACATTAAACCCTATTGATCCAATCCAAGATGCGATTAACTGGTCAGTGATTGACCGTGAATCACCTATGGATGAGTTGAAACGGGATGTTCGTCGTCAACGTGCTATGGGCATGATGAATATGATGAAGAATCGTCGTGCGTATGCGATTGGTGGTGGTGTATCTCCGATTGAACAAGGAGCTGCTATTGCTGAAGGTATTTCGTACAAAGAGAAATTGAAGCGTGCGAAAGAAAAAGCATTAGAACAAGCTGAACGTGATCAAATTCAAACTGAACAGCCAATGCTTACCGGTGCACTAAAGACGATGAGCCGTGCTGCTGCACGTCAGAAAACGCCGGATTGGATGGAACCGAATTGGCTTCAGGGTATAGGAACAGCTGTTTCAGGGACATTTGAGGATCGTGACGCAGAAGCTGCTGCTTTTAGAGCACAACGTCAAGCTGCTATTGATCGTCAGTTAAAGATGGCTGAAGGTGAAGAAGCTTCTGAACGTGATGCCCGTGATTATGGTCTTAAGGAGAGAGTCGCTGAATCAAATATAGCCCATCATCGTGCTATGGAAGAAATTGGACGAATGAGTAAGACAAAAGATCTGTCTCAGCCAACAGAGAAAGAATTAGGGGAAATCAAGAAAGATGTCGCTGCATTTGAAGCTGCTGAAATAGCTGAACATCAGCGTAAAGTAGCAGATGAAGCTCTTGGTTCTGTTTCGACAGGTGGTTTTCTTGGCTCAGTTTCACAGAATCCATATCTTGGCGGATCTTATTCAGCTTCAGCATTATCAAAAATTGGTTCAATGATTCCTAGATCAACAATAAAAGCATCCTCACCGGAACAATACCAAACAGCCGAAAGCCAAGGAGAAGCCCTTGTTAATAAAATAAAAGATCTTGATAAACAGATAACGTCAACAGGGCGAGGAAGCGTTGCTGATCTTATGCACAACATCAGGACAAAACAAAATACAACAGATCCTGCTAACGTGATCAAAACAAAATCAGCAAGCATAGGATCAAGATTCAGTTCTATCCAAGAGCAAGCTATTTCTGATCTTCTCAGAAGGCCTCATGGGTTAGTGGAAGCTCAGAAGCTTCTCCAAAAAAAGGGAATGACAGTAGATGATTTTGTAAGGATGCAAAATGGAGGAGAGCCTACTCCTTATACTACTAAAACCCCATCCGTATCTCCAGGATGGTCACCAGAAAAAGAGGCACGTCTACAACAATTAAAAGCAAAAGCTTAGGAGTTAACGATGGCACTGAGTAAAAAAGGGAAAGAAGCCCGGGAACGGTTTTTAAAAGGTGATTTGGGACGTCTTCATCATATTGGTGCACGTGGAATAATTGAAGGTGCAGGACAAACAGCTGACGTGCTTGCGCTTCCTTATAATCTTCTCGCAGAAAATAAATTACCAAGTGCAGCAGATAAACTTGGTGAAGTATATGACAAATATACAGATAAAAAAGGTATTCCAACAAGTGACAGGGGGAAATTACTCAAGGCCGCCGCGAATTATATAGGGCCTGGAGCCGCCATTGCTAAAATACCAACGATAGCAAAAAGCACAAGCAGATTAGGAAAGACAGCGCATGCGTTCCTTTCACCAACAAAACTTGGGACAGCAGGTGCAATTGCATCACAAGAGGTATTAAATAGAGACCCCGATAATATTATTGGGGCAATCGCAGCAGGTATGGCGCCTCAATCCCTTATAAGTTACGGAAAAAATGTAGCTAAAAACAAATCACTTACCCCTGAATTTGTTCGAACCTTATCAAAATTTGGAACAAAGATAAAAGACTCTTCATATTTAAAAGGTATTAAGAAGAATCCAAATATATATGAAGGTGTTATTGAAGAACTTGGTGCACGTCAAGGTTCTGGAGTCATTAACAAAGCAACCCATGATGTTGGTGGCCAGGAATTTGTGAAAGGTGCTGAATTACAAAAGAAAGTTCAAAAGGAAGCAGAGAAAGAGCAATTTGGAATATTAAGAAATTATATTGAGAAAGTAACTGATAATTTTACGAATGCAAATAATAAAGTTGATGTGACCAAAACAGTTAATCATCAACTTGATAAATATAAAAAGCTTACCGACTTTGATCAGCAAAAGGCCTTCCTAAATTCAGTCGAAGGCAAGAATATGATGACGTTGATGGGTATAAAACATCAACAGACAGCAGCGCATAGTGTTAAGCAACTTTCGAAAAAATTAGCAAAAGAACCTAAAGAATATACGACTGATTATATTACCGCTAAAACATCAATGGATAACTTGTTTAACGAAACAAGTAAGCATAGCGATGTTATTGGGACGCATGCACAGAAACAAATTCGTGATATGCGCACATCATTACGTGACGATATTAGCTCGATCTATAAGGGCGATAAAGATATGTATGATTTATGGGATAAGGCAACAAGTCAGAAGTCTGTGTACCATGATAAATATGTGCCTATTATTAATGACGTATTAGAACATGCTCCGCGCAAAGGATATGAGGGAGACTATAACAAAGCATTTTTAGCTGCCACTAAAGATGTTGAGAAATCTCCTGAAAAATTGAACTTTCTTACCCAGCATCTAGATGAAACTTCAAAAGAGGTTGCGTCACAAAGTATATTCCGAGATATAGGGAAAGAAAAAAATAAATATAATGCATTAAGCGCTAAAAACAAGTTAGGTGAATTAGAAGAAAATGTACAAGAGGCAGTAAAAGGCGGACTTTCTCCCAGCACACGACAAACTATGGAAGCTCAAAATCCATTATTAGATGCTCTAGAATATGAACGTTCACAGCCCTATAAAAATCATTGGTGGAATAAAAAAGTATATGGAGTGCCTCTTGATAAAGTGATGCCATCTCCTTATATGAACACAGATAAAAAGACAATTGATAGATCAATAGACGCACTTGAAAATCAATTGCAGAGGCGTACGGCTGTTAAGGAGCCAACTTATTTGGGAACAAAACCAAAAAATATAGCAAATACATTATTTGAGGCAGGCGCAGAGCATAAGCAGGCCGTTTCTGGATTGACGCCAGAAGAACAAGCAGAGGTAGATGCATTAGAAAATGAGAAATCGATATTTCTACAAACCCAATCTATATTGCCAGAGCAACCCGTAGCCCAGGGTCTGACTCCAGAGGAGAGACTCGAATTGGAAGCATTAGAAAATGAGAAAGCATCATTGATGGGATAAAGAAGGCGACCAGCTGACAGCTTTACCTGATCGGCCGGTCATAAAAAACCCTCTTACCAAAATGGATGTAAAGATAAGAGGGGGGAGTATTCAGAATAAATATATATACAAGGAATAAATATATGAAATTAAAATAAAAAACTAACAAACAATGAGAGTAAATAAACATTGTCCTTATAATTTATCAATGTCTAAATTCCTTGTCAACCCATTTGAAGCATTTGTAGTGGATTTGGTGCTTGTCCATTTTCAGAGTTAACAATAATGGCTTCCGTTGTCATCACGGTTGATACAACAGATACCGCATCTTCAAGCGCTGTACGAACAACTTTTGTTGGGTCAATAATCCCAGCTTCAATCATATCCACAAATATATCCTTCGCTGCATCATACCCATACGTTGGTGATGCGTTGTTCTCAATATCACGTACAATTGATTCTCCAGACAGACCTGCATTCAAAGCAATCTGCATACAAGGAGCGGCTAATACATTCCGCAAAAGTCGAGCGCCATAACGGGTGTCATCATCAAGATCTGTTGATGTGGTAATAAATGCATTAAGAGCAGGAATTGCTTTTATAAGAGCGACACCGCCACCAGGAAGTATCCCCTCTTCAATTGCTGCTTTTGTTGCATGGACAGCATCTTCAACTCGGAAGTAACGTTCACGCATTTCAACTTCAGTGCGACCACCGACATAGATTGTTGCCATGCCATTGAAGTTAGCTGCGCACATCTGTATATGTCTTTTATGCTCTTCATCAATACTATGGTCTTCTCTAAGCTCAGCAAGATAAGCGTTGAGTTCTTCCTGACGTTTCTTGATTGCAATAGGATCACCTTTTCCACCAATAATAATCGTCCGGTCTCTGCTAATAATAGCTTTCGTAGCTGATCCAAGATTCTTGATATGGAGGACAGACTCAAGTTTATTGCCGAGAGCCGTTGTCACAAACTTCGCGCCAGTAAGGAGCGCCATATCACTTAACAACTCAGTACGTTGATCTCCGTAGGCAGGGGCACGTACACAACAATTACGTATCCGATGATGCGTTGAGTTATTGACAGCAAGCGAAATTGCATTCCCTTGGAAATCATCGCCAATAATTAGGAGAGGTCTCTTTGGTTCGTTCGGATTCTCTGCATAATGCTTCATCATCATGTCGAACACAGGAACGATTTTGTCCGTTGATGAGAATTTACCTTCATGGAATAGAATATACGGGTCATCAAGCTCACAACTTTGCGTGCTCTGATTTGTAATGAAGTTTGGATTCGACCAGCCGTTTGAGAAAGTAAGACCATCAATAATTTTCATTTCTGTGATGTTCTTTTTACCTTCAGAGAATGTTACAAAACCATCTTTTCCAACGTAATCAAATGCTTCTGCAATGATCTTACCTATACTTGAATCTCCATTCGCCGATATTGTAGCTATACTTAGAAGATCATCGTTGTTGGCAACCGGGTTTGATTGGTTTTTAAGCGACTCCACCACAACAGCTGTTCCAAGCAGTAGGCCTTTCTTAAGGCGCATTGGATTCATTCCGGAAGTGATTGCTTTAATGCTCTCTCGGAGTAGGCCTTGACCAAGTACGGTCGCTGTTGTTGTTCCATCACCCGCAATGATTGATGTTTTTAGAGCAACTTGCTTAAGCATTTGTGCGCCGATGTCTTCAATTGGGTCATCGAGGAAGAACTCTTTAGCAACGGTAACGCCGTCTTTTGTTGAAAAGGGTGGTGAGTATTGACGGCCAATCGTAACGGTACGTCCTTGTGGTCCTAAGGTGACTTTGACAGCCTCCGCCAATTGGTCAATACCACGCATCATACGTTCACGGGCGTCTGTCGAATAAAATACACTTTTGGTTTGCATAAAATTTATGTCCTCTAAACATGAATTAAGGGTGATCGGTTTATCTTAGAGAGAAGTTTTTGAATTAGATAGCGTTTATAGGCCACCGTCATTGATTCCGAAGCTCGTACAGTAAGGGAGCGTGTGCTCGGAATATGGGTTAAAAAGCCGAAACCATTCTCAACTTTCCATTCCATTTGATGCGTGTGCATGTCGTCATGGATTGTTTCTGGATCGTTAGTTGTTTCGAAGTGATCAATATGTCGAATGAAGGGAGTGGATCGTTTGCGCATAAAATCCTCATCTTGGCAATAAGATGCCATTATTATAGGGTATTGTTGCGCCATTTAAACAATTAAATGCGTGGTATTTGGAAAAAATATATGGAAAATTTGAAATTAAACACTTTTTAAAAAGGATTGTTCGTGATAGCATTTCGATGATGTTGGAGACCCTTAATCTCTAACTCAGAACTGAACACGAACCAAAACCTAAAATAACTTCCTTGTGAAAAAAAGCTAGACCAAAGAAACCCTTAAAAGAAAGAAAATAGACTTCTTAAAAAACTGAATTAACGCTAACGCCTTCACCTTTTAAAAACTACTTGTTTTCTTAAGTCATCAGACCCTATGAAAAGAGATTTCAAAGAGACTTCAAAGAGACTTCTTAAGTCATCACGATAAATATATTGTTTTGAGCTAAGAGTCAAGTTTCTTAAGAGGTCTCCACATTTTAACCAGGCATAGTCCTGTATTTGAAAAGGAACCGTAATGAAAAAAATTGTAAACCATAACTTATATCGTGAAATAGGAAGAACACCTTCAGCTACTCTTGATAAGTTAATTATCTTAGCAAAAGGAGGCGCTTCAGTTTCGGCTAAACAATCAGTTTTGGCATCTCTCATATATGTTAGCGTGAGATCGGTACAACATGCTATTTCGAGACTGATTGATCATAATCTAATTACATCTTCTGTGCAGGAAGAAGGTCTAAGGATAAATATCTACACCATCCATTATGACAAGGTTCATGCACTCTGCCCCGATTTTAACAAATATGTGACAAAGTTTGGTAAGGGGGTGTGATATGGCAAAATACATTGGAAACTATGAAGAACGTCAAGTGCTCGGGACAAACCCAGCTATGTTGCTCCATAAAGTCCTTCATGGATCAAATGGAGAGGCAATATACGAGGGCTCTCAACTTAAGCTCGCTCGATTATTAAAATGCTGCACACGTACAATTCGACGTTCTTTTGCAAGACTCAGTGATTGGGGTCTTGTAACAGTCATGAGCCAAAAATATCTGAACAAGAATGGTCTGATCCGGACTAAGAATACCTACATCATCCACTATGATAAAATAGCGGAATTGTTCCCTTCATACCTCGTTTCTAAAGAGCAAAAACAAGCTCCAAAAACCACTCCTACACCGCGGACACAGTGTCCACTTATTCTTCCTCTTACAGAGAAAGAATATACTAATAATAATATAGCAAAACCCTCAGCTGAACGGGTTAATGAGGAGCCTTCTTCGAAGGTCTCCAGTGTTGAGGAGATTAAAACCTTTTTAGAGGCAGAAGTAGGGCGGCTTGGTGCACAGATCTCGGAGGTGAAAAAGGAATCTTTCCCAGAGTCCCTCAAGAACGACCTCATTGGCCATATCGAGCTCAAGCGGAACGGGAAAATTGAACTCCTACAGGAATTAAACGCATACGCCGATCTTTTGCCCACGATGACCAAGACTGAGCAACGACAGCTAAATCGCACTGTACGTGCAGAATTCGGGCATTTACGGGGCATGGAACTGCCTTACAACACCAAACTCACCCCAGCTTGGGAAAAAGTGATGGAAGATCGGGGCATCCACGAAGATCATCGCGACTGGGTTTTCAAGGATTTCTGCCAATTCTGGTGGGAAGATGTCCACGAGACCAAGATCAACCCGATTAGCATGAACTGGTTCAGGGTATGGGAGCGTCGTATCACCTTCCTCGGCAACTCCTGTGATTGGTATAGACAGCCCATGACCGAGGCCGAGTATAATCGACGTATGCGTGAACTTATGGGCGAACAGGAAGAAATGTCAGGAAGTTTCAAAAAATCAATGGGCGGAAGCGTGATGACGCGACTGATGAGAAATTCCTCGCCACAGGAAAAGATGCTTGAAGAGAAGCCGAAATCGAATATTGATGAGTCTATTCTACGAATACTTAGGCGTGTAACGGATGAGGATGGCGCAAAGCGTGCGTGGATGTCTTGGTTTATGGGCAATGAGGTTCGGATTATTCAGGATGATAAGGAATACAATCTGTGTATGAAAGCGGGATCTTCCTTTAAGAAGGACTACATTCAGACACATTATCGGGATGTCGTGGAAACGCTCAAGATCAAGATTGTGGCTTGACGGGAATGGGCTCCATATCCTACACTAATGAGGTCATCTATGAGAATATATGACTCCTTTTAAGGTTAAATGGAACTAATTCCCCCTGTCTTTTTTGTGGTTATTTCTTACGGGGGGATCTTTAATACGCTCTTTTTTCATTTAATAATTTTTTAAAATAATTTTTTATATCTTGGCTGTTAATTTCTTTTCCTCGGACAATTCCTATTTTTTCTGCTTCTTTTTTTGCTAAACGCCAAGGGTTGTCATCATCCTCACTATGCGTCATTGATGAAAGTTGTACTGCTGTAAAAGCAGCATACTTTTTCAATACATTATCTAATAATTTAATTACTTTTTTATCACTTTTAGGTATTGTATTAACAACTATTCTAACATGGGGAAAATCACCTGAAATATCTAATTCTTTCATCTTATAATCTTTTGGTATAGGGTTGCTGCCAAAACCCTTAAATTCATGGTAAACAGAGGCACATACAGGGCCATATTCCCAAGCTTGAAATGGTTCATTAATAAGTGGCATTACACTGTCTTTATTAGAAAAAGCCATATGCCACCCATTTGCAAAATACATAAGCTTTTGTAAATGCACGGGGGTAAGACCGTGTAATTTATTCCAAGCCTTTGTTAAAAAATAATTGGCAATTGCGCCTGGGGAATAGTTCATTTTATTTCCAAATAAGGTTGGGCTCATCACGAGCAGGACTGCCAATACCCGCATTTCACATCATTAGTATCTGATATACCCGACATGGTCTTTTCATAGCATTTGGAGGATCGCATGAGCCCGATAGTCGTTGGATATAGGATCAGAAGCCTCTAACACCATCGCTATACACTCTTTATAGCACGTGTTATGTGGGATAAGAATCCTTTTAAGGTGTTTTATAGTTCACTTCTTGATAGAGAATATGGTGACATCATCGCCGATATCCATCGAGTTAATGAGGCTAAGATTAAATATGTTCTCAATTTGTTTTTCGGTAAATATTTCGTATTGATTGAAATGTCCGTTCTTTTTTATTTCCTTCTCTAATCTTTTTATCGTTTTAAGTGTTTCTCTTTCAATTGGAGATAGTTTTTTTATATCAACTGTCTTGATAGTTAATACACCGTCTTCAATTTTGGTTGTATTAATGACCTTTTCTCTACTGATCTGTATTTTTCTGCATGCTCGTGAACAAAATGATGATTCCTGCCTTTTCGTAGGTACAAATTCTTTATTGCATATTGTGCAATTTATTATTTTTCCCACAGATCTATTTGCGTAAAAACACGGCTTAGAGCAAAATTGCATTCGTTTTCGCTGAGAGTAGAATTCGGTGTTGCAATAAAGGCATTTCTTTACGACTCTCATCGATTCTGATCTACATATTTTAGAACATACTTTTGAAGTTTGATTTCTTCCTTTAAATTCCTTTTCACATACTTCACATTTTTTAGTTATGGCCATTCCTAATAATCCTGTAAAATAAATATTATTTCGTATGAGTAAAAAACATGGTTGACTTCACATTGCTTGATCCAGAATTTAATGAAAAGATCACAGAACTTACATCCGTAATGACGGGTCTTGGTTATACACTTCAGCCTCAAAGCGGCTTTCGTAATCTTGTGACACAGGGGAAACTCTGGCGCCAAGGACGAAGTTCAACCCTTGTTCAAGGTCAGATCCATGCCCTTACACGCAGTGGGTTTTCAACACTTGCCGATGCCATACAATCTGCTGGTGCACAGATGAGTACAAAAATCTGTACACATACCATTCCGGGCTATTCATGGCATAATTGGGGACGTGCATTGGACGTGTTTGTAAACAATGACGCATCCGGTTCGTATGAGCTCTATGGGACATTGGCAAATGAAGCAGCCAAGCTTGGTCTTACCTCAGGGTTTAACTTCACGAGCTTCAAAGACCCAGGGCATTTGCAACTCAATGACAAAGAAGTTCCAGAGCTTTACACCATGAAATATGTAAATGATCATTTTAGTCAATGACCATTAGCCAAATTTAGTCAGTCAATATTTCTTGTCGAAGCATCCTCTGTCGCTTGGAAATACGCCATTCGAGATTATCATGGGTAAATGGTTTTAATGTGTCAATCCGGCAGAGTCGATGAATGGGAGACGGTGCATAGCCTAAGACCTTTATGAAATCAAGAAAGGTTCGGATCTTTTCATCGGGCTCTATTTTGTAATCCTTTTTTATCTTCTGAGTAATGCCATCCCATGCCTGATATTCTTTCGATCGCAGGGTTTTATCTTTTTGCGTTCCGGCATTCCCATGTATAAAGTTCTTCTGACGTGCAACCAAATGATAAAAAGAACATTCGTCATTCCCACAGGTATAACGACCCGGAACATGTTCCCCTGAAACATAGCAGAGACGACCACAATCACATCGCATTTCATAGCGCGCCTTCTTTATAACCCCAGTTGTAACGAGATATCCATTGCGGAAATCCTTATCAATAAAATATTTACGTGTCCTCAATGCGTGCCCCCTTATAAAATGTACTCACAATCCCTAATGTGAGATCATGAGTACCTAGTTCTTTATTTTCTATTACGGTAATGATCAATTTTATATTGATCTATGTAATTATCGATATAACGAAGTATTTCACTTTCTACGAGCTCTGTTTTTAAATGTTCTTCAAGATTCTCATAGAAAAGTTCATACATATAATCGGACAATGATTCGAAATAATCATTAATGAATCCATCCGTTTGTGTCCGAGGATCGTTTTCATCATAAGGATTATCGATACGCAAGACGTCCTGAATCTTCTCTTTTATTTCCATCTTTTTATCGGTAAGGAATAGAGCAATATCGGTTTGTCCTTCAGAGGATCCCTGCCGTATCAATTCCTTATCCATAGCCATTGCAACTGATGATAGACAAATGGCGATTATTAGTAGCTTCTTCATGGGTCATTTCTTTCTTCGAGTTAATTTCTAAGGGAGAGTGTTTCGTAAAAGTTGTGTTCAATGGATAGCTTACTTTCAAGCATCATGGTCTCAAAAGCAGGATGTTCTTTATATTTTAAAGCATAATCATCAAGGGCAGCTTGGAGTTTATCAACAAATGTTCCAATAGTTGTAATCGTTGATTGCTCCCATTTCTCTAACAGTGCATTCCAGTCGCCATAGGTTACTTCAGTTCTATTGCCATTAATGTATGTTTGATATTTGGCTTCTATTCTCTCTCTAAAATGGCGTTTTAATGTGTTCCCAGATTCTTTATTAAATTCATCTTGTATGCGATACGCGAGATCATCGGCCGTTTCTATTTCCATGTTCTCAATATGTGTTGGGAGATAGGCACAGGGACTGTAAGAATAGGCAAGATTCCTGTCTCCCATGCGATCCATTGACGATACAGTTGATATACTTGCTAACATAAGTAATGTAGTTTTTAATTTATTCATGGTTAATTCTTTCATCCATTAGATCTATTTTATTTGATAAATGTAATACAACATCTTCAAGTTGTTCTGTGTTAAGTTGCATAAATGTATTTAAGACTTCATTTTGTTCACTTATCCTTTCATTTTGTTTTTCCAGGGCAATCAAGACTTTATTATAGTTTTCGGAATGATCCGGAATAATGCAGGGATCACAGAAAACTTCTATCTTTTTGCCACACGGTATTTTATCAATGCCAAGGTTATTACAACCAATGACAAGGAATAGGGTGAGGAGTGTGGAAATGAACCGAACCATAAAGATCTACTTTCATGTAGAAGGGTGCCTAAGAAAGGATAAACCTCTATCTATTCCTAGGCAATTCTTTAAGGAAAGGTTATTTCTGTTTATTGAGTTCAATGAACTCTTTCATGAGCTCGTTCTGTTTCTCGAGAGCGGTGGCGATACGATCATAGATAACGGAATAATCATAGACACCGCGACCATAGGTACGAACGACACCTAGTCTATTATCTCTCTCATGGCGTGCTTCCGCTTCAGGCGATTCTTCGCATCCTGTGAGCATAATGATTCCCGCAAGGATCATCACATATCTCATTTCTGATCATTCTCAACATAGGATTCAAGAATGATACCAAGTAGATCACGAAGTGGTATATCAAGCTCCATGGCAAGCTTCTTCATGTAAAGATGGATCTCAGGAGTGGTTTTCATATTGAGCTGTTTGACCCGAGGATCTAACTTAACTTTCTTAACAACAATACGCTTTGGTAATCTAGCAATCTTTTGTCTTATAATCTCATTTACATTCATTGTTTTGTCCTCTTCATTCGTTATCATTCATGTTAGTTATAATGAAATAACTAACAAAAATTGGTCATTATGGTAGTTAATTAAAAATCATTTAGATCGTCATTTCCGTAGTAGACTTCAGAGCTTCCTTCAGAGGAACTTTCAGAGCTGCCTTTAGGAAAACTTACCGTCATTAAGGTGTGATTAAACCCTTTGACGTGAACCTCAGTGATTACCTTTTCAACACCATCTTTATTAAACGGACGGTTCTTTAAGATACCTTCCACATACACATGGGATCCTTTTTTAACCCAAGTTTCTATGTAGGGCATCATGCTTTGAACATGGACAACCACTTTATGCCATTCAGTTTGCGCAACTTTCTCACTGTTCTTTTTATTCGTCCATTTCTCGGTGGTACAAATACTAAGTTTGGCCATTTTATTGCCATCATTAAAGGTTTGGATGGTCGGATCCTGTCCAACATGACCCATGAGTATTACTTTGTTTAAACTTCCTGACATATGTGCGTCTCTTTCTCTAAATGTATGGTATCAGTGGTTTATTTCTAAGCAGCGAATTCGGTGATTGCCTCCTCTAGGCTAACACTGGTGATGACTTCTTTTAAATCTTTTAAGTAATCACGCATTTTTAATAAACTATCGGCCGGAACACCCATAAACAAATTATCAAGATGTTTCATGATCTTTTCCCCACGGACTGGGTCTTGATTCATGCAGATTTCCTTCTTCAGATCCCATAAGTGCGTAATCTCATCTATGTGATCTTGATTAGAAGCAACCTCAACCTTAGGCTTTACTGGAGGGAGTGACTTAGAAAAAGGCATTCCTTTATTCGATGGGGCTAATGGTGGTGGCATGGTTGGTTTCTTTGAGTGAACATGGGATGCACTGGCTGCGTCATCATCTTTTTCAGCGGAGAGTCCTAGAATCGATTGAATGCCATAACGTTGCGCATAGGTTAGTGTTGAACCAAAGCGTTGCATCAAGGTCAATCTATCCCCAGCGTCTTTCGGTGCGAATATCCCAATCAAAGGCACATAGGTTGAGATACTTTCCCCGGTCAATGCATAGGTTAAGCGTACTTCAAGCAGTTCCTGGTTCTCAGGGGAGATGATTGAGTTTACAAATATATTGTTCTCAGCCAATGGATCAATCACAGCTTCAAGTAACGTTGGGAGATCCGCATAGGAGTAGTTATGTCCCTTTGTGTTCTTGGTAAAGCTTTGTACGGCAATACGTGCTGTGATCAATGCACTGTAAAAACTGATTTGTTCTGTCTTTATCTCTTTACTCATGATTATTTTCCTCTTTATCTAAAAACTTTTGATTAGATTCATTTATAGAATCTTGAAATTCTTTTATTCTTTTCTTGTCTTCTTCAGATGCATTATCGGGTGTTAATACAAGCAGCATAGTCTCATTCCTTAAATCTAAAATAGTCATTGGCGTTTATTTCTTCTCGAAGCTCTCTCACTTTATCAACAAACTTGTCGAACTTTTCTTGAAGTGGTTTTAGTCGTTCTTCCCGATGCTTCATGGCACGAGTGAACTGGTCAAATTCTTCTTGGGTTAGATCATTCGATGCACCATCTTCAAAGAAGATCTTTAATCGATGCGCATCAAACCCAGATACGTAGGTTAAGTTAATTGTTTTACTCATTGTTTAATTCCTCGGTCATGTTGTTCGCGATAGACAATTGTGGTTACCTCAACTGGAATGACGGGGATCATATGGTCTAACCATGTGTATTCCCATGCTGAGCTTCCTTTTGAAACCTCCGTGCTATAAAACGTCTTAAAGTATTGGTTGGTCTCTTTATTACGAATTATAATATAGGTACGACCAAAACGACGCGGTTCTGCTGTCATGAGCTCCAACCCTTCCGGATTGATTCCCTCAATGAGATATTCTTTTTGTTGTTCTGTTAGTTCCATAGATATTTTACCTTTTCCCAGAAGCCAAGTGGTTTAATGGGCAAATCTTTTCTTTGACCACTCAAGAGCTCATAAACGGTTTCCATGCGCTTTAAAATGATCCGTGGGTCTGTTGGTTCATTCATCCAGCGCACCCGTTCATTCAATAGATCTTGTATCATTACCTCGAGGCGATGAAGGCGAAGCAAAGTTACGGCATATTCCGCCTCACTGATCCCTTTGATCTTGGGGGTTACAGGTGGCTTTCCGAATGATTTATTTATTTGAAAGTCGATGATGTTACTCATGGAATCTCTCCTTTAATTGGAAACAATGAGATTATAAAAATGATTGTGGAGATAATAAGGCAGATCCCCATTTTATGGTTCATCCAAAAAGAGCCGAATTCATCACATTCTTTATGGATACGTTGGAGATGAGGTTGTATAACGGCGTGTTCAAAGTCTTTTATTTCGATTCTGTTTGGTTTCGTACTCATAATTACCCCACAATTTATATGTTATAGATTAAATTTTCATATTATCGAGATACTCAATGCTTTTTTCATTTAGACTTTTAATTGTTTCATTAAAATGTCCAATATTATTATAGAAATTAACATCATCACTTTTATCAAAAGCCCATGCGTTCATTTCCTCATTCGTCGGCATAGATCTGAGTAAAACGACGTATTTGGATATAATATCATTCATAAGCAGGGTAAATATGCTGGGTGAAATAGATTCATACGTCATAATTCAATATCCTAAAAACTATTTTCAACAATCTCTGAATGATACAAATCAATCTTATGGCGGAATACACCGGCATCGTGAAGGAAGTCACTGAGCATACTAATAAACTCTTGCCCTTGTGATACCGTGAAATACTCGGACATTTCTTCAGTACTTGGTATCGTATGTGAAACCATTGAAAAGTTATCCCTGATTTCATTAAATACCTTGCCGATAAGCTCGAGGTAAATATCGCCTTGAGTCTTGTCACCTTTAAGATAGGTATCAAGTTCGTAGATCTTTGTGTTGATTTCTTGGAGTAATGTTTGTGTGCGTGCGTCATGTTTAGTCATTTTTTAGTCCTCTTTTATACGTTATAAGTTATAAATTGTAATGTGTTAGCCTTGGCGTTGACTGTTCATATGGTAGTCGATTACGCGATCCATGTAACACTCAAAATCTTCTTCATTCTTCTTTTCTTCATGGTGAATCTTAACCATAACAAGGGTCAAGACAAGACAGCCAAGAATGCAGAATCCATAGAACAAAATCTCATCAAAAACATTAAATGGTATGAGTTCATGCCGTGGAAATTTAAACATATTGTAGATTATGGTTGTCGTTGATATGGCATATATACCCATACAGATATAATAAATGCCAATAGCAACCTTACGCCAAATCTGGGCTTTCTTTAGATCATTATCAGTCATAGTTTATCTCCTAGCGATACTGTGATTCACGCATCATGATAAGACATAAGCGGCAATATTGTTCATATTCATACTCCCAATTACGATTGTAAATGTCCATGATCTCCGTATTTAAACGGTCAAACATATCGTCGAAATGATCGTCACCATCAAATATATTGCATTTGTGGAGGACACTGTGAACTTCTTCACAGGTTGTCACATCAATGTATTGTTGTAATGTTTTCATAAATAATCTCCTAATAACTGTTCTCAGAAGGGTTCTGCTCGTGGAGCCAATTTTGATACTCAGACCATTTGTTTTCAGCAAAGTCGGCAAGTGATGCCATTTTTAAGAGCTGAAACATATCGTCGTATTGTTCCTCGAGTACACCCATAATTGAAAGTTGGAAGTGAAGAGCATCGTCCAGCTCTTCCATGAATAAAGTTTCGAATGTTGCAAAATCTGTTTTTAACATGGTTACGCTGCCTCGCTGTTTGAAAATATATCTTTATTGACATATAAATTATTTTTGATTTTTATAGCTTCGAAACACGAAACAAGAGAAGTTCCCCAAAGATCATGATCAAATGATAGTTTTCCAAATCGATCTTCGAGGATATGTGTTTGAAAATATTGATTGCCACATTGAAATGTTAAAACATGTTCTTTAACAAATACACAGTTGTCATCAAGTATTTGTGTCTTGAGATGTGTAAAGTGGAGATTGCTAATAGGGGATTGTTTGATGAGCAAAAAGAATGCTTCATTCTTAGATATAGTTTTCATGGTTAATTTCCTTTTGATACAGTTATGATCAATTACGATCAATTTGATACATACCAGGGTTAATTTGTCCTGATATAATTAACATAAGACATATTTGTTGCAGGGTCAACATTTTATGTGATACTGATTGGTAGAAAGAACAGGGGAGATTCGCTTTATATGAGGAATAATGTATCTGAGACGAAGAGAACCATAGAATATGTTACGTCCTCGGCATTTGCAGCTATCCTTGGTCAAGAGTCCATTATGAAGATGATCCACCTTATGGAGCAGAAAGCACATGAGGGAGATATGAGGGCTTTGTCCTTTTGTCTCGAGCGGGTTGCACCTCACGAGAAGTCTAAGACCTATTCACGGGTAAGGTTCCAGAAGAAGCTCGAGACGCAAGAGGATATTGATAAGGCTATGTCCGCTGTTGTGTTGAATGCAATGGGTATGGGGGATGATCCTTTGTCATTGGAGGAAGCGGAGACCTTGACGACTTTGTTGATACGTAAGAAGGAAACTATGGATGAATGCTTGCATGGTGAGATTGTCGAGATACAGAAGAAGATTGGGATGATCCCGTGAAAAGTTATAAGGGTCAGGCTTTGTGGGCTTATTTCCTGGTTGTTCTCTTTGAGATAGGGCATATCGCTCCTCAGGATGATTGGATGTGGCTTCATATTACGGGACTGGTGCTTATTGTTATTAATATGGTTCTTATATGGTGCTCGGATGATTGAAAAGCTGATCTATGATCTGAAACACAAGAAACTAAAAGAGATTTCAATTAGCAAAGACAAAGAGAAACAGATCCTGCATGTGTTGTTTGATATGGAGGGTGTGGCTAATGACGTGGTTGGCTTGCATGTCGAGGTGAAGGCTATTAGAGAATCGATAAATGGAAAGATTATTTATGAGGATTAAATGGTTTAGTTGCTTAGGCAAAGAAGAAGATAAAGAAGATGATGAGGCGTTTGAACAATACGTTATCAAGCATTTAAGAGAAGGTGGAAAGGCTTTAGACGAGGATGCCATATTGTTTTCTATTATCTATGGACTTAAGCCAGAAATAAAGAAACGGCTTAGCAAGATGAAAAGTAAAGAGGTTGTTAAAATGCGTGGTTCATATGTGCTTAAGGAATGGATGACACCCTGTGAGTGAGAATTGGTGGATTATTCGTTGCTTTGGTTTCCTAGCAGTCTGTCTTGCCATGTTCGGGGTGTTGCTCCTATTGCTGTTTAGTGAGGAATCCGACTATTGGAAGATCCTTGGGTTTATAGGGTTCTGTAGCTTACTCGCGAGTATCAATATTGTATGGGATGATGAATGACGGATAGGACAAAGGGATTTATAGCGGCGGCGATAATTACAGGGATTGCCGTTGTTCTTGCAAGGATATGTAGTTGTGAATGAGTTATTTTCATATGAAAACCTCATTAGACTCGTCGTTTGGACAATAGCTTTTGGAGTGTTCTTTAGTTTCGGAGCATATTTATTTCATGCCTGTCAGAGTCTAGAAGGAATGCAAAAGGTTCTTGGGTTTATTATGCCCGTGATGATGGTATCTATGGTATTTGGTATTGCTACTTATATGGCAAATAAGGACTGGGGTCTATGATTGATAAGAAGATAGTTGTTGGACATATCCACTCGAATGTGACGTATAACCTCAATGGATCCAATGTGGATCATATAAAGCAAACAAAAGATGGTTATGTGATTGTAACGGTGGATGGGGCAAGGATCATCTTATCGTCGGATCGTTATATCGTTAATGAGAATGAGTTTAGGAAGGAAATTAATTATGAAATGGAACAATGAAAAACTAAATAGACGGGTTGACGAACTTAAACTTTCTGTACGTTCAGACGTTTGCTTGAAGGTTGAGAATATTATCTACGTTGGCGATTTGGTTCAAAAATCGGAAAAAGAAATGTTAAGGATTCCTAATTTTGGTCGTAAGTCGCTTAATGAAATAAAATACGTTCTTGCACCCATGGGACTTAGTTTTGGAATGGACGTTAACGAATGTGAGAAAATCTATAAATTGGTGGTTACCCAGACTTATTTTAGCGTACTGGGTAATCCTTTTTATGATGAAGATGTAAACACATTCTATTCTTCGTCCCTTGATGCCGTGAAAGATAAAGCAAAGGATTTAATCTATGAGCAGAACAGAAAACACACTGAGGATAGGTATCCATCCCAGATGAACTGTGTAATTACATCCTTTGATATTATGAACGAACAACCTGTAGAGTCCTGTGAATTCAAGACACACGAACTGATCGATTGGGTTAAAGCATGATTAAAGGACAAGACATTGTATTGCTGGTAAAGCTGATTACCAATGAGGAAGCCAGGAAATGGAGCCAGTTGAAATTGTCTCAACACCTATGTATGAGTTCATCTACGGTGAATGCCAGTTTGAAAAGGTTAGAGCAATCTATACTAATAGTATATTCTGGAATGAAAAATCAAACTAAGAACCCAATCCAAGCTAATTGTAAAGAACTCATACTATGTGCACCATATATGTTTGTTGTTAAGAATGTTGGCTATACATCAGGGATGCCTACCTATACATCCTCACCTTTTTTCAAAGAGTCTAATCTGGTTCCATCATATAAATTTGTTTGGCCTGATGCTGAAGGGGACACACGGGGGATTGAATTCTCTCCTTTGTACCCATCTGTTCCCAGAGCATTACGTTTGCACCCCGATGAGCCTTTCTATGAGATGCTGTGTTTGATCGATGGGTTGAGATATGGTGATTGCCGTGAAAAGAATTATGCCCGCACACAACTAACAAAAAGGATAGAAGAATGTTTATAGATGAATGGAACAGGGCATTGCTCATAGCAGCGTCAAAAGCACCCGTAGGACGCGATACACAATACCCATTGATTGTTGCGCTACAGAAGGTTCAATCTCCGTCTGCATGTGATTATAAGTGGGTTCACTCAGAGCCTCCTGTAATGCCTGGAGATAAGGATAAGCTCTTGGATTGGATTGAGTTAGTAAGGCAGGTGGTTTCATGAAACTTGTTCTCAATGATGCAGGTGAACGTATGACTCTCGGGAGTAAATATCCTGTCTTTACATCACTCTATTTGAAATGGTGTCACCTAGAATTTGATGCTGATTATATGTCGAATGTGAGAAAGAAGGAAAAGACAATGCCTGAACCTTTTGAGCAATGGGTGAAAAATGAGAGAGAATACAAAACCTATTTAGAGGAAAAGAAGGTGGTGTCATGAGTAATGAAGGAGCCCTTGATCTGCCTTATGATGAACTAATAATTCTGTCAAAAGAAGAATTAATTAAGAAGGTGAATTTCTATAGAAATCTAAACGCATCTAATTATTGTGAATTACGTAACACACAATTGATGGCAGACCGTTTTGAATTTGAACTTAGGCGATTACAAATGTGCATTTTAGAAGGAAAAGACCAAAAAGAACTTGCAGAAATAGTTAAAGAAATATGGGGAACGGGAAATAACGAATGAGCTATACAAAGTCCGAGATAGAGGGCATCATGCTTGCCGATCTCAACAAGCGTTACAAACTGATGCTTGACTGTGATCTTGCCGCTGTTGAGTTCCCGTATCGCAAGCTTATGAACCATATGCTGCAGATGATCGATAAGAACCGGATGTTTGCCATTGATGCACACAATGAACTTGAGGCATTGAAGTCTAATCTAAGGACTATGATTGATAATGTTTATTTTCCTGCCCCTGAAGATGAAAATGATTTTTTCATGTCTGATGAAGAAAAACTTGACTATATGAAAAGTAAATTTAAGTCAATGGGATTGATGACAAAAAGAAAGTAAATGAATGACAGTAATATATAACAATGATGGTAAAGTAACGATTGGTAGCCCTGATGATTACAGGTGGGGATTCTCTGGCAAGATCATATCGAATGAGGAATTGAATAACCTCGTGAAAGATACCTTTGATCTCATAAGCGTTGATGAGCGTGCTATCCAAAGCCGAAACTTCTCTGAATATCTGACAAAGGCAAGGGAAGACACGAAAGGTCTTTATTGTCAGATTCAAGAGAAAGCCTTTCTAAGCAAACTTTCTAATCTATTTCATGATAAGTACGTGGATACAAAGATTCCTCTAACGGTTCAAGAGGGGTCTTTCGTTCCGCCGAATCCAGAGCACATTGAGCGTAAGGAGGAAGCAAACTTCGCGGCCGCGGAACAAATGAAAGTCCAAGATGAATTCTGTGAACGGTTTACAGAGCATGAAAAAAGGGTGAGGTTTCTGTTTGACGTCCGTCATTATGCAAAGACAGGCGAAGTTATTGAGAATCCAGAGCCATTCTATCATCACGAACAGCATACGATCGTCGCTTGAAAACCAATTACGATCATGTTATATTATATATAATCATATAAGGATAAATATGACAATGGATGATGATGTTAAGAAAAAGCCACTCAACAAAGTTTGTATCCGTGTCCCCGACGATATGTATTTAAAGATGCGTGACCGTGCAATAGACGCCAATATGTCTACGTGCGAATACTTAAATATGATCGTAAGGTCTTGTATGACCCAATTGGATAAAATGGAGAAAAGTAAATGATTAAATATAATGTTAGTTGATGGATTGATATTTGGTCTAGGTATAATCCTAGCGATAGTATTAATTGGCCTGTTTATATGCTGTTTTCAGATCATATGTGTGCTTGCCCTTTGCGCAGTTATTATTGCGCTCATCATTGGCGGTATCTTCGCAATAATAGAATGGAACACATCGGCTATAGGGGTCTATGTATGCGGCTTGTATGGATCATTTGCATTGCTTGAAAAGATTGTTGAATAATAAATGGAGAAGAAAATGACAAACAAATATAAAATAAAATATACAATTGACCATGAATATAAAGAAGAAGGTTGGGAGCCATTCGTTGATGAGAAGATTGGATTCACTGATCAGTTATTGATGTGCTCCATCAATGAAATGGAAGATGGTTCAGTAACGCATATGTGGTTCAATCCGCCTGAGTGCGAGGCCGTTCCTAACCTATATGAGAAAGTTTTTATATCTCTTGCATACGATCTATCACAAGACGAAAGAGTTGATGGCGATGTGCGTTATATTGCTGAGAAAACATTTGATCAATTGAAAGAACGATTCAAGGTTGTTGTGGGAGAATAAATAATGGATGAATTTATTAAAAGATTTACAAAAGAAAATATTGATATTTGCGGAAATACTTATTCTTCATTCTCTAATGATTTATTTAGAGAGCACCTCGCAAAAGAGTTTTGTGATAACAAAGGCAGGTTTCTTGTATTTCACTATCCTGATTATTACCCATCAGGTGGCATGGAAGATCTTGTTGTAAGAACAAATGATATTGATGGAGTTATCAATGCCATAAAACTTGTTGGTAATCGATTCACAAAAAATAATTATGTTAATTACTATGACCTTGAGTTGAATGAATCATTTGATATTAACGGAAAACTAGATGATTAAAGAAGAAGACTTGATCATTGATGTTAGTCACTGGGGTAAAGATATATTAGGCGAAGTTTATTGTGTAGAGATTACACATGAACCAACAGGTGAATCTGCGCAATACATCGGCAGATCTGTTCATGATGCTCGTCAGAGAGCCCTTGCTGGATTAAGAGCAAAATTAATGCTTCATGATATCCCTAAAGATATTCTTGATGAAGTATTGAAATTGAAGATTAGCCCTGAAGCAATAGAGAATAATCTCTACCCTGATGACTGGCCGCCAAATCCACCTTTGCCTTGGAATGGGAAGGATGCAAGCAATGGATGATATCTATCATGAAATTGGATCTACACCAGAGGAAAATGACAACTGGGTAAGGATTGCAAATAAATCGTCACCATCATGCACTCAAAGCCAACGTGATTTCCCTGAAATCATAACCCATGCCGATGAAAAAGGTGAGTTGTGTTATCGCACGCATTACGTAGACCCTGAGAGAAATGCTGCTCATAAGGTATTCATGAAGGATAACGGTTGGGTGAATGATGGCGAGTGTAGGTTTAATAGCGGGAATGGACACTTGTATATTTATAGGAGAAATAAATGAAGAATAAAGAATTTAAATACCCTACATTGCAATGGATAGAATTCAAAACAAACGATGTCATATTTGGTGTAGATATGATCCCATTGTTTCTAGATAAGAAGACAAGCAATTGTCTAGGTCAATTTGGGTTCAAATCATTAAGAGATATCTCACTACGAATAACCTCATTTTCAGATCTTCTTTCTGTCCATAAATTCGGTGTAAAGAGCCTTATTAATCTTTTTGATTTTATGAATAGGATAGGTTTCTCTACAAAAGATATTTTGGATCGCGACAAGAAGTATCGTTGTCTTTTCATCGTCGATGGTAATATGTCATCCGGAGATGACGTAACACCAATAAATGATGACGGAATGATGTTTAATTTTTTAACTCATTCTTTCTATGATTGTAAGCTAAGAAATCATATCCCTAAGGCTATAGAGGTGAGTAAATGACCAAGAAAGATAAGCACAAGCTCTATGCAAACTTGCCATCTGATAACGAGCCCATGGATAACTTCACACGGGTATTTAATCTTGATGTTCCGAGCAAGCTACCTGAGTCAATGAAATGGGTTGATGAGTCATTCTTTAAAGAGCAAGAGATAGATCCGCATCAACAATTAATACGTTCATTGAATAATAGAATAGAGAAGCTTCGGAAACGGCTAAATGATACAGAAAAATTCTGTGACAGTCTTCGGGATGCATTAAAGGAATATGAACAATGAGCGATGAATTTACAGACGAAATATCAAATGAAATTGTTGCGAAGATTCTGATCCCCTTAGCTAAACAAAGCCCGTATGAAATAGTTAGTTCACTTACTTCTGCTATTATTATTGTTTTAGATCTTTACAGAGATAAGTGCGTTGAAAAAGAGGGTGATCCCCTTGATGAAGTAAATGATTTCCTGCGTGGTTTAATTAATGAATTGCATATTCTCACATTCCGTAAACTAGAACTGGATTAGTTATGCAAATACTCGAACCGCCTGAACTGCCTATCCGTGATCTTGACTGGTATAAATCCCGTTATGATGGACTCCGTGAAGATATCATTAACCAAACACATGTGATTGAGAATCTGGAGACTGAAAACAGATCGTATAAGAAGTATGTTGAGAATCTGCAGAGCCAATTGAATTCGGCAAAGGATTTAATCGACACGCTCTGGGACACGATCTCTGATCTAACACCAAATGGAATGAATAGGTTGAATCATGACGAGTGAGCTAACGGTTGATGTTAATGATCTTGAGTGTTTGGAAAGTGTTGAAAAGGATGTTCCTTACTTTCTGTATCATCAAAAATCAGGAATCAGTATGCCTTTGCGTGGAATGTTGTGGTTCCCAGAACAATTCCTTAGGTATGTGGAAGCAACTCAATCTGAACGTGTAATTAATACTTATTTTAGAGCAAAGAAAGAACCGCAAGTAATGAGTAAGAATAAAATGCCAACTAATAAGCAGTATGAATTATTTATAGATGATCTTTGGTATAGAATAGATTGTTTTATTAATAAGTCAAAAGACATATGTATTGAAGAAGACTATAAGACATGTGTCCTTTATATGATTAAAAATATAAAAGAAATGAACGATGAGATATTTACAATGACTCATCCGGATAATAACCAAGACATTTCCAACTTATTTGAAAAGCTAGAGATACATATGCCTTTAGAAAAGGACTCCACTCCGGAATAGTCGGATAAATACGGGATACAACTCCGGAAAAATACGAAATACAACTGGGGAAAAAACAGTGATAAGGGAAACGGACATGATAACTAAAAAAGAAGAATCTAAGTATATCAAAGCATTCACAGATCATTATATGGAAGGTGCAAAGCAATATGGATTTGAGGAAAAGATATCACTGACACCCGGTGAGTTATTCAAAGTTCATACAGATTTGTATATCACAGAGAATGAGAATGTCCATCTCCGAAACCAGTGTGTAATGTTGAGGGAACTTGTGGATAAGCTTCGTACTGAACTACAAGAGCTGAATGAGAAATGGTGTACGGAATGACAGAGCAAGAAAAAGAGATAACAAAATGTTATCAGAAGATTGAGCCAATATTAAATGGTAAGACGGTTAATGTAACCACAAGAGTAAGTCATCTTCTTATGGTAAATGCCATGCTTACCGATATAAAGATTAACCGAATCAAAGATGATCAAGGTTTCATTGATTTGGTTAATAAATATTGTACGGACGTATATAAGCATTTATTCAAAGCAGGTATAATGGCGCTTGAAGGTAAATTAGGTTGTTTGAATGAGGAAAAAATAACAAATGCGTGTGACAGGACAGAAGATCAATAGCACCCGAAAGATTCTATCGTCGCTTCGTGAACTTATTTACATGCTTGCTTTGAAGAAGACATCTCTTGAAGATAAATACGAGATCTTGAAACGATACGATGAACGATTGGATATACAAATGCCGGGTGATCGTTGGAATATCGTGGATCGGACAAAGTGTACTCCTGAGGTGATTAACCAATCAAAAGCCAAGATTGAACAAGCTATTGAGCGCTACTTAAAGATTATGAATGATGAATGAGAATATAACACTGGGTTTACTTGTGATTACTTTAATCGGTATTGCCTGGTGTTTTTGTGATAAGGAAGATTAGATATGGCAAATCAATATGTAACAATGAGTGAGTTCACACAGATAATGGCAAATAGCTTTAAGAAGGGTCGTATTTTTGATAAGGATCCAAATCGAGTGCCTGTATCACAAGATGAAATCAATGAAGAGTCAGAGCGATTTACACGAGAACTTATTGCCAAAAGACCTAAGGAATATACATTCGATGATCTTGTAAAGATAGCTGATGAATATGATCCTGTGGAGCACTTCAAGCACGAATGTGATGAGATAATAAAGAAGTATAAAAATAAGGAAGATTAACGGGTGATCAGACATAAATACAATGCCGTTCGGACTGAACTCGATGGGATTAAATTCAGCTCCAAGAAGGAAGCTAAGTACTATCTTGAACTCAAGTTAAGGAAATCAGCTGGGGATGTTCTTTTCTTTCTTATGCAGGTTCCATTTAGATTGCCTGGGGGCGTTAAGTATGTCTGTGATTTTGCAGTATTCAAAAGTAATGGTGAAGTTGACTTTATTGACGTAAAAGGTTTTCGCACCGCAATGTATAGTCTAAAACGGAAAATGGTTGAAGAAATATACGCGCCTGTGAAGATAGTAGAGGTTTGATATGGAAGAGATAATACTAAACGAAACGCATTGCACTAAAACAGACGATTCGCATTTTAGTGAAGTCATATTAAACGAAACGCATTACACCAAAACAACAAATCTGGGTATTCATGTAAAGTGGAGCGGTGCTTTCTTCCCGAAATCATATCCAAGTGTGGCTAGGGTTCCAGGACTCGAACCTGGATCTTCTGAGTCAAAGTCAGATGCTATACCTTTAAGCGAAACCCTAGAAAGATAAACAATGTCATCAAATTATATTATAACAGATGGGACATTCAACGATAACGTTGATAGTTTCATTGGAAAAGACCCGCGCTATATTCTTCTCACACGTGCAGAAGCCGCTAAATATACTGGATTGAATCCATCGACACTTGCTGTTTGGAAGCGTGACAGAATACCTTATGTAAACGTTGGTAAACTAACACGTTATCGTCTCAGTGATTTGAATGCCTATATAGAGAGATCAATTGCTCAAAGTTCTATTTAGGATTGTTATCATCTTCAGGTGTAAAGTCGATCGATATGCCCGTCGTATCTTTCAATATCTCTTCGGCAGCTTGCTCAATTGGCTGATCATGTTTGCCCGTTATCTGAACACTCACGAATGCAGCGATTGCGCAAAATACAAGAACAACAAGCGTTACAACAATTCCAGCATCAAAATGTTTCATTACATGTGTCCAATCTCTACGCGGTAGAAAGAAAGAGAAATATCGTCCTCCATGTTTATTATATTCGATATTAGCATGAACAATACAATCATAAAGATGATCAGAATCAACAAAAAGTGCTCGATACTTTTCATGTTACCTCCTTTTTAAAAGGTATTCGCTCCCACTATAGACGTTTTCATTGGAAATGACGTAACTTTTCCTGTTTGATAAGGGAATGGGGACATAAGACTAACACTCGAATGGCGCGAACACATAAATACAATGATGCTTATAAACGTTACCAGCTTATTAGGGAATATTTCGAACATCATGATGACAAACTAACTGAAGAAGAAATAGTTCATCGTGAGAAATGTGAGAAATCACTCCATCAGTTCGTTATGCACTTCTGGCATATCGTTGAGGGAACCAATCCGTTCGTTGATGGGAAACATATCCATGCTATTTGTGACCATTTAGAAGCAGGCGTATCTGGACAGATTGAATATCTGGTTCTTAACATGCCGCCGCGCCATATGAAGTCACTTCTCTGTTCCGTTTTCCTACCAGCTTGGGTCTGGACAACAAAGCCTCAACTTTCATTCCTCAATATTTCAGGTGATATGGATCTGGCCATCCGAGATAACGTAAGTTGCCGTCGAATTATCACGAGCCCTGAGTTTAAACACTATTGGGGCGCACAATTTCATCTTTATAAAGACGTTAACGCAAAGAAACGTTACAAAAACACGATGGGTGGTGAAAAGATCATCAAATCAATCACCAGTTCGAGCATGGGTGAAGGTGCGCATATTAAGATCCTCGATGACCCAAACTCATCACAAGACATTGACTCAGAGACAACCCGTGAACGTACCAACAATATTATCGACAGAGCGATCTCAACACGTAACAAACCTGGAGGCATAAACTTCTCCATACTTGTACAACAACGTGTACATGAATTCGACGCAACAGGGCATTTTTTGAGTCTTGGACATAAGAATGTGGTGCATTTGGTATTGCCTCTTGAGTTTGAAGAAATCAATCGATGTGTGACTATTCCCCTTAGAGGAATGAAAGAGCCATGGCAAGATTTTCGTTCGAAAGATGGTGACGTTTTGTGGCCTGAGTTGTATGATTTGAAAGCCATTAGTCGATTAAAAATTGGTTTAAATAGTGAGTATCATCGATCATCTCAGCTCCAACAACGCCCCTCACCAGCAACTGGTACTATTATTAAGCGTGAATGGTTTAAAGTATGGAGGGATGATATTCCGAATTGCGAATATACTATACAGAGCTGGGATACTGCCGTCAGTAACGAAATTACTGCGTGTGATTCTGCTGTAACAACATGGGGACTCTTTAAGAATGATAACGGACATTGGAATATTATTCTTCTTAATGCTTGGTCTGGTAAACTACAACAGCCTGATTTACGTAAAATGGTTAAAAAGTGCTATTACAATTATTACACATCAAGCTTCGAAGCGCCTCACTATGAAGGACCTCAACCAACCGTTACCATCATTGAAGAAGTGGGTAACAGTCTTGGATTGATCCAGGATCTAAGGCGTGGCGGGATGTTTATATACGGCTTTTCACCCAGATCGCATGGGGTAAAAAATGAGAATGATAAAGCTCCTGGTTCTAAAGTCGGTCGTGCTCGCCTTGCTTCCCAGCTCATTGAAAACGGTCTCGTTTGGATCCCAACAACACGAATTTCAAACTATCGGAAGATTAGTGCGGCTGCTTCTGTCTTTGTGGATGCTGCCTTGAAGTTTCCTCATGGTGGTGCGGGATCCAAGGATTTTGTCGATTCTATGTCACAAGCTTTTCTCTATATTATGAAAACTCACCTTGTTTACATGAAAGGTGAAGAACCTGAGGATAACATTGACTACAAGAACATCAAATCTTATGAACATAGTACACGACATTGAATATAGATTCAAGTATAGAAATATGTTTTTTTGACCATGTGGCAATAATGATAACTGTTTTTCATTTAAACTAGTTATTTAGAAGCGTTTTTCAATTACCGTAAGCGTTTTTCATAAAAGATATAGAAAGATTCCATTTCGATACTGATGTCTGATTTTTTTGACTCAATTAATATTAAACCATACACTAGTTGTATCAATGTTTAATTTTCCTTGTGTTTATGAATCAGCAAATGAAATACGACTCGCCCCGTGAAGCCAGTAAAGAGACAGGCCATCCTGGGAATATGCAGGCTGGTTATGGTAAACTCCTTGACGATTATGAGATTGAAGATGATCCTCAAGTCGATAGTAATGACCCGTTTTATGACAACTTGGCATTACATCTACCATCTGGTGTTCTTGATAAGATTGGTTCCGAGCTCACCGAACTTATTGAAAGCGATGACCTAAGCCGCCAGAAATGGTTGCGTGTGTGTCTGGATGGTATCGATTACCTCGGACTTGGTGGTGACCGCGTTAAAAACACCGTTAATTATAAACCAACAGATATCTATGCGCCGACCCTTATGACTTCAGGTCAACAAGTGGCATCCAGTTTATTTGCTCGCTTCTTCCCGCCGAATGGATTCTGCCAAACAGAAATCATGGGATTTAAAGATGAAGAGAACGAAGACCAAGCGACGCGAATCTGCGAAGGTATGGAAGAGCTTACTAAAAATATTATGCCAGAGTATAAGGCAAATAAAAAACAAAGCTTTATCTGGATGGTGTTCTGTGGTTCCGTGTTCACCAAAGTTTACATGGACAAGCTACGCAA